GGGTTGACCTACAGAGGGTTGCCCAACAGGACCACCAAACTGCGGTAGTAAGTCTCTTTCGTACGTATACTTTGGTATTTGTATTTCACTAGACGTTAGAGATTCGCCACCAAGTGCAGTGCCTGTGGGTATAAAACCTGTTCCCTCTCCTTGTGTAAAATAACTTCTACCGTACTCTCCCGGTCTTCTAGTCACTACATCTACCGCATCTTGTTTAGCCACTTCGCCACCCTCTTCGTATACGTATAAACCTTTTTCTATCTCTTCTTCGTCTTCTGTAGCTTCAAAAAGTTGTTCTAAACCATCATCAAAATCATAGAGATAATCAATATCAACTAAATCACCCGGTTCTTCTCTGATACCTCTAAAACTTTGAGGTAAAAACAGACTAGCATCTCCTCCACCTCTGTTGCTGCCCCCGCCACCTTTAACATCTTCAAGAGTTTTTACTTCGTCGCTTTTAATTTCTCCTGTAGTTTCATACTCATAAGGATTTATAGAACCTTCTACATCTAAATTATCAACACCTTTTGTGGTAGCTATGTCATAGGGGGATACAGAACCTTTTACATCTAAAGCACTAACGCCGTCTGTAGTAGTTATAGTTCCTATCCCACCTTTAACGGCATTACTAACATCTACCTGACCCTCTACTTGAGGTGCAACTGAACCTGCCATATCCCGTACAGCTACAGTGCCTTTCAGTGCGTCTGTCGTTGTGTCTGTCGTTGTACCCGCTGCCCCTACATTACCCAGAGTGTTGTCACCACCAGCAGGAGCACCGCCTTTATTGTCACTATCCAGAGTATTGTCACCACCAGCAGGAGCACCGCCTTTATTGTCACCACCTACAACTACATCAGTGCCTTCAGTGCTTTTATCTGCATCAGAAGTAGCAGCCAACGTGCCCGCCGCTACTTCCTCTAATCCTCCACCTATTAACTCTCCCACTGCCTCGCCTATTTCACCCGCAGTAGGAACGTCTGCGGTGGCTACACTTTCACCCCCCAATAAGTCATTTACAGCATCATCAAGAGCAGGTACTCCTGTACTGGTTACAACAGTTGTATCTCCTGTAGGTCCAGCCTTGCCTATAGATATTAGTTCGTTTGGGCCTTGTGGATTAAAAGTTCCTGTAATAGTCCCCGGCGTTACTTTTACTTGGTTCCATGTCCCTGCTCCTGCTAATTGAGGTAAAGTATTAGCAATCCCCCCTATTCCACCCGCTGCCGCTGCTATAGCTCTTTGAGTCAGTCCGTCTGGGTCACCACCTGCGGCTATAAAAGCACTTCTAGCTTTTTGTAAATTATCTTGTAAATCTTTTTGATCTTCAAAAAACTGATCTGTAACTTCTTTAAATGTAGGGTCAGTTATAGCTAATTCACGGTATTTTTGATTATGCGCTGCTAACTTTTCTCCCGCTGCTATCCAATCTTCTTTTAACGAATCGTAAGTGTTAGGGTCAAAATCAGTGGAAAAAAGCCCTAGATTAGCGGCTTCTATTTGATTTTTTTCTTTGTTGGCATCGGATGCTTGGGCAAAACCTTGGCCCGCTGCGGGTGTCCCTGCTTCTGCTGCTGCTTTAGCCGCTGCATCCCTAAAGGATAGGCCGTAAAAAGGATTACTCGATGAAAATGCGGAAGGAAGAAGATCAAAACCACCACCGCTAGCACCTAAAGAACCTAGCCCCATAGCGCCTAAGTTAACAGACCCTAAGTTTCCTCTGGATGCCGTGCTTGTTACAGAAGGTATATTGGCATAGCCCGCAGGAATACTCAGACCCCCCGGAGTAACGACCATAGAATTTGCGCCTAATTTTCGTCTGGTGCCCATATCTACCTACGGTAAAGTTTCTGGGAGTGCTGAAATTAAAAACGCACTCACAATCGCTGATGGTACTACAGGTCTTGGGCTTGAAGCGGCCTGATGGTTAAGGCTTACGTCTGTATCACTAGTTGCCCACATAATCTCTATGTATTGCCCTGCTTGCACATCAATCGTAAAGTTATAGTTAATTGCGTCTATACTACCTGACCCAGACAACACATGCTGTTTGGCAGTATTAGTAACATCCGTACCACTTCTTTTTACCCAAACGTCAACTGTCTTGGCAGCGGCTGAACTACTGGTTAACTGAGCCGACACCTCAAAGTTGTAAACCCCTGAATGAGTTGGGGTTATTCGGGTGTTAGACGCTACGCTCATGGCTTCGCCAAGATACGTGTTTTCAAACTGTATAGCATATGCAGTGCCCGTAGACCCTGCATTTTGATCGACTGTGGAGAAGAACTTACCATTGGGGGTGCTAATAAAACGACCCCCGTAATCTCCAGACAACAAGTTTACAGTATTTGTTATGCCATTGAAAAACAAACGTAAAATGTTGTTTAAATCATCTAGGTAAGTACTTAGAGAGGTTTCCCTTGGAGCAACGGGGAGAGCTGGGTTAGTAATCTGATTTATAAGATCGTTAGCCACTATCCCCTCCTGCCGTCAGGACGCATCTGCAAACGCGGTACGCCTAGTTTCCAAGTAACCCCAGCCGCTGTAGACTCTAACTTAAACGACATCTGCCTACCCCGTACTCGCGTATCCACTATGCCAGTAAAAGCCTCTATTGGTGTTGTAGCTGTACGGGTAACAGCCGCGCTGTCGTTACCTCCTACTGAAGCAGGGCTATAATAACCAGACCCAGAATCCTGTAACGGCAGTAAACTAACCGTGGCACTGGGAGAACCTGCGGTAGAACCTTCAAAGGTCAAGTCAGGTAACATCTTGTTTATTAACATAAATCTGTCACCATCATCCAAATCAAACTGGGAAGAAGTAATGCTAGCTGTTATAGCTGCTGGAGTACCTGTTTCGTTATCATCCACGCCTTTCTCTTGGTTGATTAATTTGCCATCAAACGTAGCAGCCATTGGGAAATCCCGTAAGTCAGAGTCCATCCACGCTGAACGTGATAACGTACCGTAGTACCAGATGTTTTCCACATAGTTATACACAACATAGCGGTCATTACGAGTCACCCCAGAAGAGCAGTAAAACCACCATATCTCATCGAACTCTTCGTTTGACCCACAGATAACCTGTTGGGCTTGGTCACTGTTAAAATCATCAAATACGTAACTGCGTACCGAACAAGGTAGTGTCTTGACCGTACCATCATAATAGTAAAACTTGCTTGTACCCATCCAGTAGGCAATATTGTTAGAGTAGACGGCGGCATTAGGGCTGGCTATGGTAGTGTTAGACCCCAGTAACGTTGCACCCCACACTAAGGGAGCACCTAGATACTGTAGGCCGTACATAGCCGCGTCAGTCCATACCAATACTTCCTGACGTGCCTGTATAGCTTGTACTATTTCTGTGCCTTCAGAAAGACTAAGGCTTCCCGCTTGATTAGTAGCGGTAGGGTTCCAATCAGCAATATCTTCTTGGTCAGACCACCGTAAAAGCATAGGGTCTAAAGCAGAACTACCTACAGCATTTACGCCAAAACAAAAAGCAAACCTGAATACATCTGATACGAAGGCAATGTTAGCCACAGTAGGCACTTGCGCTGCACCTCCTAGTGAACTTACTAACACCCCTCTTGTAGTAACGCCGTTACTTGCATCCCAGTAAAATAAAGCTCCGTTACGATGTAAGAAAAATAAATCTTCTCCAAAATTAGCCTGACTATACAAACGCATTCCCGCAAGGGTAGTGCCACCTGTACCCCATGTACCTGAACTCCATGTACCTGCGCCCCAACCAGTAAACGGAACTTCTATTTCGTTTCCGGTATTAATCTGATAAGTACCTACAGTGCTAGACCCTCCATTACCTGAGTCCCCCGCAGAAGCGGTAACTGTACTACCAGAGGTATCTTTAGCCTCTATGGTGTAAGAATTGTCATTTACTTTAGTTGCTATCTGATACTCTTGGTTCAGAACAGCAGCAGTAATATTTCCCCCCAGAGAAACAGCACCGCTAAAAGTAACAAAATCGTTAACAACCGCTCCATGTGCAGTATCCGTAATAGTAATAGTTGCATCGCCGTTCACAGCCGCAAAAGTAACATCTCCTGCTGCTGTGGTAGCTCTAATAGGGGTAATGTCGTTATAAGCCCCGCCTTTCTCTATGTAGTATTTAAGATTAGTACCTACAGAGACAAGATTCTGAAGACTCAAAGTAGCCCAGTTATGTAGAGAACGCGCTACTCCTAGGTAAGTATTAGCAGACAGTCGCTCCCAACCACCTATCTTTTGAGGCAACCCCCTTCTAAACCGCACCTTTTCAGTTTCGTACCAAGAACCTTCAGCCGCATAACGGGTGTTTTCTCGGTCTACTCCTGCCTTAAACTGTACTTTTTTGTAAGGCATTACTCTACATACTCGCCTGTTTTGATTAAGTCGGTAAGCTCTAACGCTCTACCACCCACTTGTTTAGCCCAACGTGAGTCTAGGAACTCGGTAGCAGCTACCTTATAGTCTCCATCTTCCATAGCAGCCAGAGCACGTTTAAAACCTCTCAATCTTGTTGCTCCAAGATTAAAGCTAATATCAATCATTGCATCTTTTCGTACATCGTCTAACGCATTAAACCAAGCGTACTCTTCTGCTAACTCCTTGATAACACGTTCAATATCGTTCTCAAGTAAATATTCTACTTCATCTTCAGACAAACCCATGCCGCCCCGTTGGTCGATATTCCTACCTACCCCAACAGTAATCTTTCCTTCAGAACACTCATAAGCATGAGTTTCTACACCTTCATGGCGCTTTAACATGGCAATTAATTTTTTCATGTTACTCATTTCGTACTAGACCCAGAGAACCAAAAAGCTGCCATAGTCCCCAGAATCCCTGATAGCTGGCCCAACACCAAGCTAATTATGGTTTCGTCATTTTGATCGTGAGGCATAATAGTTACAGCCATTACATAGGCTCCGTATAACAGTAACGCCAATATCCCAAACACTTTTGGTGTCCAATCGTTTTTGAAAGTTTCTCTCGCGTGTTGCCTGTCTTCTACTTCGGTTTTAAATGACTCCAGATCAATTTCCATTTCTCGTATACGGTCTTTAAAGTCATTGTCTGCTTCCTTGAGAAGCACCGCTTTTTCTGGTTCTCGCTCGATTAAGTCTTCTATTTCGTTAGCAGTAGCTTCGGGTACGCCTAGTTTTTGTGCAGCCATTTTGACTGCCATACCCGCCATAGGCCCACCTGCTGCACTGGCTATAGTAGGGGCAAGAGACTTGAGTAATCCACCTAATTTCATTGTAGTAGTAAATACACTTTAATCAGTGCCTCTAGTTCGTTAATTACTTTCCCGTGGAGTCTTCCTCCACGATCTCGTCAATCGTATCACAAACGTCTGGGATTCGGATGCCTGTTGTAACCTCAGTGGTGACACGCCCTACAGCTCGTATGCCTTTGTAGACACCAGAGCAGTACAATTCCTTGTTGGCTATCATTTCCTCGGATACAGAGCATCCCGCCATTAGTACACATAACGCAGCGATTCTAAGCATTTTCAACCTCGTCAATCATTTTGTTGAGTTCTTTAAGTTCTTCTGGATTAAGTATTTTGTCTTGGGCATCTAAGAATACACCTAGTCGTTCTTTATACCCTTCCATAAAATGGTCAGAGATAGCATCTTTCAGGCTTCTGTCTTCCTTCCTAACTTCTTTTGAAGGGTTTATGTAATCTTGCATGGAGTTAGCAAAGTACAGCATAGTCTGCGACCTAGAGGGGCCATAGCAAAGGCGTGGTATGCGTGCCACCATATCGGAACCTTGCACGCAAGAAATCTGGTTATCCAGTTTCATAGGACGCTTGAACCCTTTGAAGAACACATTAGGTTTACCAAAGGTTATCAGATTGATATTAGGATGTTTTTTCCACAATTTAGCCGCAGTTAGCTCTGCTAACGCTCCACCAAGACTGTGCCCACATATTAAAGTGCGCTTCTTCATGTCTAGGTGCTTCTTGACTTTACCCCAAACAGAGGCATGAGCTGCGGTAAACCCGCCGTGGCACAACCTACCTACGTAAGGTACTGGTACTACTAACGCATCGGTAAGCCAGTCACGCCCCTGTTGCGTCCCACGAAACGCTATGATGTCTATGGATTTACGTTTTGCTACATAGACTGTAGTAGAAGTAAGTTTACTTTCTATCTTTATAGAATCTTTGTTTTCATCATTGTAGGCTTTCATCGTCCAACTACACGCCATATTAAGTAAAACGGGGTCTAGTTTCATTACTCGCCACCTATTCCAAAAATTAAAAATATTGCACCAAAGATAAAAATAACCGCCCCTATAATCCACGCAAACATTACTGCTAAATCGTGTATTAAAATATCTTCTGCTTTTTCTGCGGCGGCTTTTTGTTTTCTTTTAACTTCCCGTTTCTTTTCTATTTTTACCGCTTCTTTTTTAATCTTGACCCAACGATGCGTTTGACCTTTGCGGGAGTAATAGTCCCCCACTTTCTTCATCATTTTCTCGATACGCTCTTCTTGCTGATCAATGGTAATCGCTTCTTCAAGCGCAGAACCTACCATCAAGTCATCAGTACCAGCCTGACGAGCTTTTTGTATATGCTCCTCAACTTTTTTCTTGGCCGTGAAGAAGCGCCCAACTTCACCGGCCATGTCTTCAACTTCTTTCTTCTTAGCAATAGCGCCCTGTACAACGACAAACGCAGAGTCTAAGGCTTTTATTGCTAATAACGCTTCACCGATCATTTGTACCACCTGCTATCTTCGTCTGCATTTATATGCTGACAATGAGCTTTTAAATCTGGAGTATTAGGTTGTTGGTTCAATCGCTCGGCAAAGTAAAGACACCTATCAATATCCTTAAAACACAACGCCTGTTCGCAAGAACGCGATACATCTTGCCCCCCAATACTTACAATTAATATAAATAAAACCATAACTCATGGCTTTTCAGGCCAATCATCAGTTAAATTATGGGGGAAATTACTATGTGCAGTTATGTCTCTTAATGCTTGCCTATAGGTTGTCATAGCATCCGTCATAGTCACGTCAGACAAGGCATAAAAGTCTGTTTCAGCTAATAAGCCATCACGCCTAGACCTAACTGCCTTTGCTGCATTAGCATCTACCATCGCCTGATAAGCTGCTTCATGTTCTGCTTTAGTTGTTGTTACGTCATCAACAGTAGTATCTTCAAACATATCTTGCTCAACCCACGCCTGTACCCACTGTTCTTTAGAATTTTGCTCAACACCATTGCGTACATAATGCTTATAAGGCTCAGAGCTTGTAGGCTTTGGAGTTTCAAACACTACGTCTATACCTAAGTCCTCACAAACTTGGTCAGTCCAAACTTTAGGAATAGAAGTATTAGAATTCAGCGCAACAACTTCGCTTTTTGTTTTTACGCTTCCATCTGCTTTAAGTCTGTATTCGCTCATTGTTGTCTCCTACGCAAAAGCTAAATAAACATATGTGCCACCAGAAACATTTATAGTTGAGGAGGCATTAGAGGTAACTGTAAATCCTGAACTATGAGGGTCTATGTAATCTGTATTTGTCACATCAGCACCAGTAGTATTCATCAAAAAATAATCATCATTTCCTGCAACAATACCTCTTAGGGTATCGAAAACATACCAATCACCACTGCTATCAGTGCGCTTAATCATTACCCATCTTACGGCAGCACCTAGACCAGTTACATTTAAATCACTCCCTGTACCTGTATATGTACCTACTTTCGATATTCCGGTTAATGAGGCGAAAAGTAAGGCTAAATGAGGTACACCGCTTGCATTGATATAATTATTAGTTGGATTTGCAACTATGTTCGTAGCAGTAGGAGTACTTCCAAAAATATTAGAACTTGTGTTTTGTTGATCAACACCATCTAAATACATATATTTGTCTTTTCCTCCATTTGACTCATAAACAAACCATCCATAATCGGCATTATCTGTTTGTTTGATTATCATCATTTCTGGAACAACGCCAAGATTATGAGCATGAGTCGTGTTTGATCCTGTTCCTATATAAACAGCCACATCAAATACTTTTGGATATCGTGTAAACATTGATGCGTAATAGCCGGGGGCGGTGCCAGAACCCAAATCATAGAAGCCATTCATAAAATCAAAAAGAGCATCTTGGTTGTTTCCCGCTGCTGATTTTGCTTGAGCCTGCATAAATTGCTGTGATAGCAGCCGGGGATTTACATAATTAGTGCCACCAGTAGAAGTTCGCCAAAAGGCATGATCGACAACATTGTTGCCTTGAAAAAAAGGTGACTCATAGGAGCTTGCGGAAGAAGCGTCGAGTCCTAAAACATCAGTGCCCGCAGAAGGTTCTTTCATAGGTCCACGACGTATTGCGACGTAAATGTAAGGTGCTCCATTTCCATTAAATTGACCAACATTAGTATTTATAGTGAACCCATTAGCTGCCGGAAAACAATTAAAAGATGTAGCATTTTCAGCATCAGAGTTGTTTGGTTCTAATATATGTAAATCGTCAATCGCTTGACCTCTCATGTTATCTACAATCATCCAATCATCTGCACTGCCCGAATCTGTTCGTTTAATCAATAACCATTGTGGTTCAAACCCTAAATCTACTGTATAAGGTATTGTGCTATTACCATTATAAGTACCACATTTTATAATTTGTTCATCAGAATTATCACCAAAAATTTGTGCGTCTGAATTATCACCATCAGCAAAAAGATAGGCAACAAAAGTATCGCCATTATTATTAACCTGCCCATAAGTACCGACACTAAAAACGCTTGACGTTGGTGGTGTATTATTCCACCAACCTCCACCGCCGCCACCATCATCACTTTCTGCGCTATTGTCGTTTAGGCAAAGAGCCATATTATTTCCGAGAGACTTGTGCCATACACGCCATTTATACCCTGCCGTAGTTGTCATCTTCACGATAATCATGCCGGGAACACAACCTAAGTTATGACTTACAGTTTTGCTACTACCTGTTCCCGTATAAGTGACAACATCAAAAAATCCCGGTTGTTTGGCAAATGTCCAAGAAGCAAATTTAATTCCTGAAGTGTTTTCTCCGATAAAATCAAAACCATTACTGTTAAAGCCATTGACATTAGTTGTAGACCAGTACGAGTTAGTAAACAAAGCATCAGTTGTATTTGATTCTAAAAACTTGTTAGGGACATTTACAGTATCAAAAAGACGATGATCTGCTGTAGCGTCCCGTCTTTTTATCCAAACTAGACCACCTTTATCATCTAAATCAACTCCATTAACTATACCTGTTACAGAAGACCCAGATTCAGCCTCTGTTCCATTGAGCAAATAAGTAGAAAATACATCTTCTACATAAACCTTATCACCACCGGAAGAACCAGCAGCTTGCATTAAAGCGTTACGAATATTGGTCATGCTAGAGCTAGCCCCGCAGTAAAGCCGTAATAAGTCGTACCACCATCACAAGTGATAAAAACTAATACGTCTGTGCCGCTTGTTGTTAATGTTGGTGCAGTTGCACTAGGCCAATCTACACTTGCAGGCCATGTTTGGGTTGCACTACCTCCGTTTACTAGTTTAAGTACAAACCCACACAACTCGTCTGAGGCTGTAGGATTACTAAACGTCCAAGTAATTGCACCACCAGTAGTTGCAGTTACAGAATTACCAGCCGTCAAATCAATCGTTGTACTGCCTGACACGCTGCCTAAAGCATTAGTAACTTCACCATAATCTTTAAGATTAATTGCCGAAACAGTCTGATCCGCACCAGTTACCGCACCAGCTAAAGTCATGCCTGTTATCGTTGGGGCTGTACCAAAGACCAATGCACCAGAACCAGTTTCATCAGTAACAGCACTAGCTAAATTTGCACTTGAAGGTGTGCCAATCCACGTAGCTACTCCTGAACCAAAAGATGTAATTCCAGTGCCCCCGTTTGCTACAGGTAACGTGCCTGATACAGCAGCCGTTAAACTAACTCCCGAAAGTGTGCCCCCTAGCGTTAAGTTTCCTGTACTAGTTACTGTGCCTGTCAGAGTCAACCCGTTAACGGTTCCAGTTCCAGCTACCGAAGTAACTCCATCGGCTGCAACATTAGCGTTAGCGTCTACAACAGCAGCTCCTGATCCTGCTCCATCTAGGTAAAGAACTTTAGTTTGCCCTGTAGGTATATTTACAGTAGCTCCTGACCCCTGCTTTATGGTTATGGTCTGACTGCCTGTTGTAGCATTCTCTATCCACATAACCCGCGAAACAGTATTTGGCGCTATCGTAAGTTCCCTAGTCGTAGAAAGAGTTGCTGTAGAAGTGACTTTAAAATAAAGCGCACGAGCAGGATCAGCAGAACCATCCGCCACAGTAGTCGTTTGGTTACCATCTGAACCAAAACAATCTTGAGTGTTATACCCAAGAGAATCAGCAATAAGTTCTAAATTAGTATTAGTACTAGTACCCCAAGTACCGTCCTCATCGCCTGTAGTAATTTCTTTAAGTCTTAAATTATTTACATAAGTAGCCATAATATATTCCTATGCTGCTTTGTTTATATCTACCCAAGTAGGTGTTTGAGAATCATCTATCGTAGTCCAACCACCTCTACTTATTGTTCCTACCGCGCCTGTACCACTTACACCTGTAGCTACTATAGAACCACCAAATGCAATAGTAACAGGCTCAACTCCACCTGTCCCCACCACTCCAGTTATCGCAGGTAACACTAAATCAGTAGGTGCTCCGACAGCACTTGTACCAACTACCCCTGTAACAGCTACAATCCTATCGTAAGCTGGAGTAGCCGTACCGACAGCACCCGCGCCTTGAACTCCAATAGGCTCAAGTAAATCTCCTACCACAAGTCCAACAGCGCCTATAGCACCCGTACCACTTACGCCTGTAGGAGTTACAGAATCTACTACGCTTATTGAAGTAGTTCCTACTGCACCCGTACCACTTACGCCTGTCGGTGTTTGCACACTGGTATATGCAGTAGTTACAGTTCCTACACTACCTGTTCCTGCTGTGCCTGTTGGGATTATAAGTCCCGTACGGTTTATACCAACACCACCTACTGCGCTAGTTCCCTGTACTCCAGTAGGGATTACAGACCCTCCTATGGAGAATCCTACAGTGCCTATTGCTCCTGTAGCTGATACGGAAATATTGACATTATTCCCCCACGAGCCTTGGCCCCACGTACCTGCGCCCCATGTAGCTCCAAGACCTACAATTTTATCAGCCATTCAAAACCTCTAGGCGATACGTATAATCGCAGTAGAAGCACCAGCAGCAGGGAATTGGATTTGGAAATCTCCTGAACTTACTGTTTGATCTCCACTAAAACTTAATACTGCACAGGCTGAATTACTGTTGCTAGTGTTATAGATCATTGCTCCACACGTTGTGAAAGAAGCACTTGACCAAGTAGTATCATTGAAATCACAAACAGCCGTAGTGCTAGAAGCAACGGGGGTTACGTTAGTAAGGGTGTTACCCCCTGCGCTGTAACCTGAACCACTTGTCTCATCAGAATTACCTGTGATGTCAGAGTAGTTAGTGCTTGCAGCGCCATAGGTTCCTGAACCTGATGATACTGATTTAAGCAGTGCAATCTTTAAGGTATCCGCACCGTTTTGTAAATCATGTAGCCCTTTAAGCAATTCAACTTTAAAAGTCGTGGGCATTGCTGTTGCTATCGTTATTGCCATGTTATATCTCCAATAATTTTACAAGTTCCGAATGCCCAGCATCGCGGAATTGGTTTGCCAAAGTTGTGCGGTCTGAACGAATAGCTTGTTTCATATACTCAACCAGTACCCCACGGATTTGATTTTTAAACGTTTCTGCCTGTTCCACAATCAAAGGATGACTATTGCCACCCACATAAATTATTTTATCCAACGCCTGTTCAGCTAACTCTTCGGGAGTAAACCCTCGCTTAGATATAGTAGTAACCTTTACGTTACCTAATTCTACAACGCTTTCAGAGCTTATCATCAAGCCGTCTCCACTTTAACTTGACCACCTCGGTATGTATCCTCACGTAACTTGCCATCACCCAAATTTTTAAGTAATGCTATAGATTGTACATACATCTTTTCATAAGTAGCTATCATATCAGGCTCTCCTTTTTGGAACCTAATAGCTTCCATCAAGGCTCCATTCAAAAGAGCAGAATCAAACTCCGTACCTAACCATGTAGTACCAGCAGTAACTATAGACTCTGGATAATAAGCAAAGTGTATTTCTGCTTCAAAATTAGCATTAGGAGTTGGCCCTACTATAAAGCTAGTTTCGTCAAAAATGGCATAATGCACAGGCACTCCTGTCGTAGCAGGATTAGGGTAGGCTTCTCGCATAAAGTTTACATCTTTATCCAACAAATAAATGTAATCACTACCACTTATTAGGGCTAAAGAATAAGCATACAAAAAGCCAGAAGGAACTGTTAAATACTTATTACCACTAGTTAAGGAACCTGTTTGATTCTTCCGCAACGCAGGTAAAGACACCGTAGTGTATATTTTTTGCTCTGCCTGTTTGGTAAACATAGCAAGCTGATCATCTGTGAACGTTTGCTCACAAATGTCATTAACGTTTGTTTTAAGCTCTGTGTAGTTCACTACGCCATCGGACCTCTTGCTTTAGTACCCTTAGTAGCCGCACCATTACCACGAGTTTCTACTCCACTTGTCTTCATATCTATAGGCTGATTAACTTGTGTGCCGGGACTGTAAACTGTAGGTTCATTTGGAAACTCTATAATCTTAGGTGCTTTTTTGCTTTCTCGTTTCATACTGAATACCTCTATACTATTGTTATGTTACCAACCATAGAACCATGATTAGTGCATTGATATACCAAAGACGTGTCACTTGGTTCGTGAGGCACGATAAACTGTGTCAAACCTGTAGTAGAGTTATAATTTTCCGTAACTCCTGTTGTAAATGCGGAACCACCCGCAGAAGTCCTAATTTGTAAAGGATGACTTGATACATTAGCCGTATTATCTATAAGATAAGTATGCCCTTTATAAAAAGTAAAATTTGGATTATTGCCAGATGTAGCACCGGGACCAGTAAACGTATATGCCGTAGACCCTACCACACCTGCTGTATATTTAGTTACAGGGCCAGTTGTCTCATCATTTAGCCTAATCCATGCGCCGCCATGTGCGAAGTAAAGTCCTCCAGTCGCATGAACGTGAGCCACAGCCCCGTGGTAAGTGGATGCGCTAGGTAAATCACTCAGATTCGCATAATAAAAAACAATTTTGTTTGCTCCAGAACTTACGTCTAAAAGACCACCAGAATCTATGATGTCTGTAAGAGTTGTACCATTTCCAAGAGCCGCGTACACCTCATTAAAATTATCATTGACTTTATCCGCACCCACACGAAGAGTATCACCTGTTCCATCATTAGCAGAAGAGCCTATACCTATCGTTTGCTTTGCCATGTTCTATCCTTCGTCAAATGTATCTATAGTTGAATCAAGTGTAATCGAAGTGCTGTCAAACCTCGGTGCAACTGTAGAAACGTTTACAGAACCTACACTTCCTGTTGCACTTACATTGGCGGTAGCTACTGTAACATTTCCTTCTACTGGTCCTATTACAACTTCCCCTACTTTACCAAACCCAACTACTATAGAGGGGTCGATTGGCTCTATATGCGCCCTGCTTGCAGCTAGTTCTGCAAAGTCAGGTCTAGGGTTTCTTAGAGCTTGCGGGTCGTCTACCGGAAACTCTCCTAGTTTGTTTTGCGGTTGGTCTGGATTCCAACACTCAGGGCAAGCTTTTACTTGCGTTGTTATACCTCTAACAACTAAACTTCTTAATTGCCCCAATCTATACTGGAAACCACACACATCACAAATAGCTAATGCGTTGTGTCCCGCTGCATACCTTTGTCCCATTGTTTAATTTGTCCCAAATAAACGCGGTATTAAACTAATGGTAGCTTTTTCTCTATCTTCTCCTGCGGCTAATTCAAATGCTTCTTCATACTCAACTTTTAACATTGGTAGTCGTGCAACTAACTCTGGATCTTTCATTGCTACGTAATAGGCCAGTCCCGCTACTAGGCAAGGTAAAAACCTAAAGCTAACATCTGGAGTTTGTACTCCTGCCCCTGCATCTTGAATACGGCGCATTCTGTAATATTTTAATACGTACGTAGGAGAATCAGCAGTGCCTTGATCGGGTACAGGCCATAACGTAGCTGTAGGGTTGTCCCGTGCTCTATCTATGTAGATTTGTATGGGACGACCCTGACTTAGTTTATTGGGGACAGTTGCGTACGTAGCTACACTAATACGAGATAGAGTAAGATCAGATTGCGTACTGACGTTTCCAGAACCCGTTCTAATAACTTGCTCTAATAAATCAATAGTATCAGCGGGTAAATCATACGTAGCTGTACCTTTTACTAAGTTTATAGTTCCAGAATCTATGGTCCACATATTGATACCACGGTTTTGCCACTCAATAGTAAGCAAATTCATAGACCGCCTTGCAGTGCGTAGGTCGTAACCAGAACGCATTTCGCGCCCAGCCCGTTCCCACGCTTCTTCAGCGATTTCAGTGAAATCCATGTTAAACGCAGTAGTGCCGGAAGTAGCCATAATTTACTTCTTCTTTTTAGTTTTCTTGGTCTTTCTTTTAACTGGGCCTTTCTTCTTAGCGCCCGCTTTGCCACCGCCCTTCATGCCCATGACTTTTTTACCTGCCATACCACCGCCACGCATACCTCTAGCTGGGCCTTTCTTTTTTGCTCCACGCATTTTGTAGTCTCCTGTAAAATTTAGTGCGTAATTTATACATTTCTTTTACATCATACTCTTGAAAGTACTTATCGTAATATCCAAGAGGTCTTAACTTTTCGGCAGCTTCTTCCAGTTTAGAAAGCCTCTGCACGAAAAATATGGCATAATCTATTTCCGATTGGGGTTCGTATTCTCCATCTTCTATCAATTCATTTTCTTCATCTTCTGGGTGAAACCCCATCACCCACATATCTCTATCTCTAAAAACATTGTCTGCAATAGCTTTATTAATGCTATCTACAAATTGATGAAACTCATCTTCATCTTTTATATACGCTATGTCTGATATTATTAATAACTCTTTTGTATCATCCCAATTATGTAGTGCCATGTATAACTGTTCGTAATCTTTTTCTTTAGTTTTAAAAACTATATCTACCTTTTTTTGCTTCCACGCCGCCTTCGCATAAGGACAAACGGGTAAATTGTTATATTCTGGATTGCTAACCTCTAAAGTATATTTTGACCAATCTTTTATCTCTTTAATTATGGCGTTACGTTCGATCTTATTAATCATTTCTTTTTCTTAACAGGTTTCTTCCGTCTAGCCGCTTGAACTCTTCTTGGCTTACCTGCTGGTTGTCCTAACCTTTTTTTCTGTGCGACTCTTTTTCTTTTTTCTGCGGTGGTCATTTCTCCAGAGGTTTTAGGTGTTTTACTAGAAACTCTTTTGCTAGGTCTACAATAAGGCGTTCCTCTCTTTTCACCTTTCTGCCGTCCACAAGCCTTGCCCGTTCGCACATCTTTCCAATCTTCCTTGAACCAACGTTTTAACGCAGCTCCCTTTTTGGTTTTACGAACAGCCACTAAGACTTATTTCCCCAGTTTTTTGCACCTTTCTTACGACACTTGGCAATAGCCCCAGATGCGTAAGCAGATGGAAATACTTTATACCGAGACTTTACTTTGTGATAACAGGCATCTTTAGTAGAACCACCTTTCTTTAACGCTACAGGTTTTATTCTACCCATACCTCTACACTTCATCATAACGACTAACCCATTGTAACCATTTTAGTAGGACGTACTCCGCGTGAAGCAATACCACACCCACGTACTTTACCGCCTTTATTCATTCTCATATCACGTAAGGTTTGTCCTTCTTCGTCTCTAATACGCTTCATCTCTTGCTTTTTATCTTTTCTTTCTTTTGAGTCTTTTGAACGACGTTTTTTAACACGTTCCATTTCTTCTACTTCTTCTTCAACCGCTTTCATACGTTTACTAGACACTTTCTTACCTCCCGAAAAGGTTTTACCTTTATCAGCTTTTTCGTATTCACGTCCTACACTTTGTGGGACACCCACTTCTTTTGCAAAATCAGGATTGTTTGCTACTGCTTTCATAAACCTATGTTGTTTTTTAGATTTACTAGGCACTAACACTTCCACCTTTTTCTTGCTTGGCGCAGCCTAGAATTAGGATTCTTAGCTGCTTTTGGAAACTTTTTCATCTGACCAGCAGAACGCGCACAGAATGACTTACGCCGCTTTGCGGCTTTGCTGCCTTTCTTCACTTTACCAGTAACGGCTGTTTTGAGTTTAGAGCCGGGATTGTCCCTACGGTATTTAGCCACACCCTTCTTGGTCATACCTGCGCCAGATTTAGTCGGACGCTTATGACCACCTTTAATGGTGTGGCCTTTCATAGTTCCCTTTTTCTTAACCACAGAACACCGTTACATTAGTAATGTTGCTTAGAGTCAGTATTGTAAAGTCACTACTACTATTGCTGCGCTGAGTAAGAATACCCTCGTCAGGTATAGTTACACTGTCAGCAAACGAAGAAGAGGACGCAGGAGTATCAACTTGTAGAAGAAGAGTTCCGCTGGCGCTATTAAGGTTAAACTTTAACGACCCCGCAGAACCTGCACCTACATAATAAACACTCTTAATCCTAGTGCGACCAAACGCTAACGAACCTGTAGTACCAATACTTACGTTACCCGCAGAAGCACCACTAGCTACTACACTAGTTACCACCGTATAGAAATTAGTAGAAGAAGCAGTACTAGCGTTAGCGCCCGTCACTACTTCAGTAACGGCTTCACCAGTAAGACTACCCACTTTAATTCCTGTGATGGTAAAAGTTATACCCCTATCATCACCCGCAGAGGTAAACAAAAGGTTATAACCAGTACCAAAAGGACTAACATCATTAGTAAGCAACGTAACAGCTCCAGCACCACTAATACCTGCCGCTGCTTTTAACAACGTAGCACTAGTGGAGGGAGTTATGGCGAAAATATCACCTTTGGACATAACTTACTCCTTAATTTCACCCCGCAATACAGCGGCTTTATACTCAGCAGTGCCGGGTACAAGACCGCCTTTTGCAGCTTTTTTGGGGGCCGCTTTCTTTTTAGCGGGTGCTTTTTTCTTAGCCGTAGCCATAATTACCCCCTATTAACGAGTTCTAGCGCCCATTAGATAATCAATAGTAGTCGCACGAGTACCTGATGCACTACCAGATAAGCTCATGGCTGCTATGGTTAAATTTTCATCATCAGGAATATTTGTGCCGTGTGTGGCTACAAGGTTGTCGTTGATGAAAAATTCAACTCTACCCGTACCTTCACATGAGATACCTAGTTTAATGTAAGTATTATCGACCATATCTACGCCAGAATCAGTGGAAGTTTCAGTGCCATCTTTTTCTGTTTTACACAGAATAGAAGCATCTCCATCATTTACTTGAAATACGATACGATCTGTTGCGGTCAACATGTTTTCCGGGTTAGTAGCAAAATTAACGGTAAAACCAAAACACATATCAGTTTGATCTACATCATTATTTTTAACGCGGGTTTGAAAAAACATATTTTTATTTGCTGCAACAGCAAAAATTTCATTGCCCTGCACAGAGCCGCCGTCATTATCGGTAGTACCTGCGGAAGTAATCGCAAGCTCTCCACCTATAGTGTCAGCTACAATAGCTACAGTAGCACCAGAGTCTTTGACAACTACCCAACCTGTGTCGAGTTCATAAACGAAATCGTCTTCTAGGCAATAGTAGTCGGGGTTGATTGACATTGGCATTTCACGAAGGTCTTTGTAACCGGACGCATAGCCGCTGTACAACACGGGGGTATTGTGATGAGTAGCCATATATTTCTCCTGTCGTGGCTAAAGTCTGCCGCCTCCCCAATGGAGCGCAGTCAGGATGGATTTATAGTATAACAAAGAAAAAGGGGCAACAAGTGCCCCTCTCTCAACTAGCTTTAGCTAGCTCCGGGGGAACCGAAGATACCTAACGGATCAGATACACCAAAGCTATAACGCTCACGGGCCTTATATCTACTGTTACCAGTATCAAAATCAGCATCCATTGAGGTTTGCATGGGCGTACGCACAAAATGCTTAAGGCCGTTTGGAACGTCCGTCATCAAGAACCAAGCATTGGTATCAGTCAGATAATGGTTAACTGTGTAACCCTCTGGGATTGAACCGTTATGCCTGATAGCGTTGAGGTCGTTATCAGCCGTGTTTGTGCGAAGTTCAGTATCTAACAAACGAGTTGCTACAAACTGAAGGTCCGAAGGAACTACCAACTTGCGAGGCTTGGCTGCTATTAACAGACCACGCTCGTCAGTCCAACCAGCAATCTGAATGACCGCAGCTTCTAAAGAAGTTTCGTTCAAATCAGCACCAGTTGCTGGCTCATTAGAGTTAGTACCACCAGACACCAAAGGGTGTGCAGTAGAACAAAGCTCTACACCATCGCCATAAGTTACCGTATTATCAAACGCATTGTTTAATATTGCAGCTCCCTTAACTTGCTTGGTATAAGCCATTGCGCGTGCTAGTGCTTTAGTATATCTAGCAGACAAGGAATCATACAGGTTGTCCTCAATAGCTTCTTCAGTTACTGAGAATCCCATAGAAATTGTCTCGTGGTTATACCTAGCAGTATACGCTTCTTGGGCATTATCATAAGCAATCGCAGCGCCTTCGTTTTTAACTGGGGCAGCTCCGAAGCCTGATAACTTAGTTTCTTCTTCAAAGGAACGGTCAGAACTCTCTGTTTCAAAGATTTCTGCGGCTTCCTCACCATATTTTGCATACTCAAGACCAAACAGGGCGTTCAGGCCCGGAAGAAGCTCTTTGAGTAATTGCGCTCTTGAAATAGCCATATCTCAATAACTCCTTATATTCCAGTCTTGTTAGTGTATGAATGCGAATCTGGATTAAATTTAACTAATAAATCCGTAAACGCATCACCGACAGATGACTCTGGACCGTCAACAAAATCAACGATTCTGAAGGCAAAACCAGAAGTTGAAGCAGTTGTAGCCGACACAGCACTAGTGGAATTACCAGTAGTGGTATCTCCAGTGCTTGTAGACTGAACTGCTGCCAATTTGACGTTCTGACCCAAATCCGCCTGAGTAACAGCGCCATCGGCCTGTACTTGGAAGACCACATCAGGATCATCAACAATATAGGCTTTTGCGTCAGCAGCCACTGTATTAGCGGGCCAGCTTTGCCTAAATGTTATTTGGCTAGTACTTGGATCAGTATAGGTACAACCAACAAATACACCAATAGTACCTGCTGGAAACCCAGTTGAGTTATCTCCATTTGTCGTCACGATTTCAATAGTACCGCCAGCTACAATGGATACAACAGACCCATTGAAGATATTGGTATCATAACCGGACGCTATCTTTATCTGACGGGTGGAACCAGCATAAGGCTGTCCTCCTATCAGATTTACGGCTTTTAAACCGTAAGGGGTAGCAGAAGATGCCATGATAGACTCCTAAATTATCCTTTACCAAAAGTAACCGTCGATTTCCTATCATTAAATATAGGCATACGAGGATCACTTTCACGCATTAAGTTATTGTCAACTGAACGCATTTGAGCAGCGGTTTGCTGCTTGTAATAGTCATTGCGCTCTTTGACAAGCTCTTCGGGAGCTTTACAAAGCATTAAACCACCTACAACAACATTATCTTTAAACCGATCATCTATAATAGAATCAGTAAAGATTTCTGGGTGGTCTTGAGCTTTTACTGGCTCCCAACCTTCTCGTAGCTTTGCGGAAACATTGGTGGCATCAGGAGTACCACGAGTGCTTATACGTATCCAGCGATACTCATAACCGTCTTGCTTTTCAGGTTTAGGCAATACTTCTGGCCTTTCCCATGAACGCTTTCTGGTTTTTGTAACTCTGGAGTCTGCCTCTCGTTTATCTCTATTAATTTCACCCATTTATTGTTTCCTCGCTAATTCAGCAACCTGTTTGGCGTATTGATCCAGTGGAACCCCAAGACGTTTCGCTAAAGCTATTTGTGATTGCTTTAATTTGACCTTCTTAGGTCCAGTGCTCCGCGTAGCGGGTGCAACCACATTGCTCGATTTCTTCTTGGGAGCCTCCTCTGGCTCGTCGTCTATCCCGTCATCAAACTGACTGGGGAATACTTCTCGCATACGAGAATCAATTTTCTCGTAGTATTCATCAGACTGAGGACTAATGCCCTCATTAACTAATTTTGTATGTAATCCATAAGCTAACGCTGTCATCTCTGGATCACCTTCTGGCCCGTTTCCGAACCATGTATTCTTATCGGCCCATGCTTCAGCTTTCTCATCACGTTGAAATTGCTGTGGCTCTGGAGACGCAAGTTCTTGTGATTGAACATTATTTTCTTGCGGTTGTAAAGAGCCTTGTACATTCTGCGTTGCTTTAGGTTTAAGGCTATTTACTTTATCTGCTCGTATTTGCGCTTGGTTTAACTGTTGTTGTGCTTCAATAAGTTTATCAGTCTCTCCATCTTCGTGCGCTTTTTTAAGGTTCTGTTGGGCTACAACAAGTTCAGACTCAACTTGTTTTTTAGCAGATTGAATTAAAGCATTATGGTTTTGGTCCCCTGTAGCCTTTAGTCGTTGATTTTCCTCAACAAGTTTCTGGGCATAAAGTATAGCCTCTTCCCTTTCACGAGTAGCTTGCTCTTTAGCCCTACGCTCATCGTGGTAACCTTTACTAAAATGCTGGATACGCTTTTTAACTTTTTCTGAATAGTTCTCTAACTCTTCGTTAGTCACTTCTTCAGGAGGCTCAGAAGGTTTACGCCCTCTATCCGCAGGGGGAGTATCATCTTCTACTTCTATTTCAACATCACCTGTTTTTATAGTGCTTTCTGGTTTCTCTGCTTTTTCTTCCTTTTTAGCAGGCTTCCCTATAGTTTCACGCCCTACCGCACCCTCTACCTCTATATTGGTATCTATTACTTCTTCTTCCTTGACTTCTACTTCCTGTACTTTTTCATTCTTCTCTGGATCAGGAAACTCATATTCTACTTGTTGCATTGGCATAATTTATTCCTCACGCACGAGTTAATTTACTCGGATCATCAATTACGGCTTCAATCGAGTCATCGTTCATAATGCGATACTCGACATCACCCACTCTAATTCTTGTACCTGTATTAGCTCGAAAGACCACATAATCTCCTTCTTTGCACCACGGACCATTAGGGAAACGCTCTTTATCCTTATAGGCTTCGTCCCCCATATCGCAGATAACACCTGTCATTTGGAGAATGTTTTCTTCCCTTATAGTTTGAGTAGCCTTTGCAATACCACCGTCGAATTTGTCGTCTACATTGGCAAGAGCCACCATCACACGATACCCAACGGGTTTCGGTATGTGCTTGTCTAGCACCACTTCCTTTTGTCGTTCAAGCTCCTGTTCTTCTATCTTCTTCTTTCGCTTGGCCTCAATAGCCGTCATTTCAACTGCTGGTTCAGTCATCATCGTCTTCCATATAGTTACGCGAGAGGTCTTGTATTTCTCTGCGTGCGGCAGCTAGACCCCGGATTACCCCGCACGATTCTTTGTATTCGGCGTAGTCTTGCGCACTACCGCCGTGCATCCATTCTTCTTGCTGTTTTTGTAGCTCGTCTAGCTTTTCTTCAAGAACCTGAAAGACTGTTTTAGCCATTACCTATCCTCTCTATCGTCGCGTAGTGCTTCAGCTCTGGCTCGTTCTGCTTCGGCTCTAGTCCTTCTATCTTCGTTAGCCGTCTTAGTCGCATCCATGATTACCTTTGCTTCTTCTATATCGTTCTTGGCTTCCGCAGCTTGGTTCTGCGCGGCTATTCTATTGGCTTCTAAAGTAGCATTAGTGGTTGCTTTTTCTTTATCAAGCTCAAGTTTTGCAGCGTCAAGCATTGTATCTGCTTGATCTTTAGCCGCTTTTCTCTGTTGTTCTTGCGCCTTAAGCTGCAATTCTGCTTGCTTCATCTGGAATGCAGGGTCTTGTGCTTGCTGCTGTGCTTGCTGTTGTGCAGCTTGAGCCTGTTTTTGTTGTGTAAGCTCTATAGCAGCTTGGCTCATCAGCCTAGACAAGTTCTCCTCTACAACCTCTGGCATCTCTTCATCAGGCTGCGGAAGCGGCGCACCTAGTCTTTCTTCTATCTGTTGCCTATACAAGAAGGCCATGTGTTCCCCTATGTGCGCTTTAAGAGCAGCTACAATCTGTTGTGCAGCAGGGTTTTGTCCAATAAACGCAGCTATCTGTGGGTCTTGCAAGAACGCTTCATGTACAGCAATGTGTGCCTTATGGTCTTGATATATAAAGGCTTTTATCGGTTTACCCACCAGCACGTTCATATTTTCACTTACTGGGTCGATAGGTTTAATATCATCTTTAGTAGGCACTAGCTTGTCTGCATTCTTTATGCCTAGCACTTCGATCATCTGTCTATGTAACTGAGGCAGGTCGTATATCTGTGGAGTAGCCTGTGACATCTGCAACACAGCCTGATACTGCACTACCCGTTGGGCCATCGTACTGCTATTAGGGTCACTAACAGGAATGACTTCAACCATCGCGTAGTCTTCACGTCTTGCACGAGGTTCACCTCGATCTGGTACATATATGTAAGTTTCAGGAGCGTGTTCAGCAATAATCGCACGGAGCAGTTTAAACTCCTGTTTCATTGCATAATGTACCCGCGCCTGTACCGCAGCCATTGGCTTTAAGGTACGTTCTAGTAGGGCTAATGTTGTTCCAACCGGAGCATTAGCACTCATGTCAGATATGTTCATATCTGAAATAGCCCCTAGCCTACGGCCTTCCTCCGTAATCTGTTTAAGCAGTGCGAGTAGTGTTTGACTGGGTTCCTTGTAAGGAAGAGTCATTATGTTCTCTTTGATGCTGCCACTGGGCACATCTACGTCTTTAAACTCCCCCGGTCCTATGGGTCCGTCATCACCAAGCACACGTAGTCCACGAGTTTTTAGACCGCCCGGTAGGTTACTTAGCGTACCAGCGTCAACTAATTGACGGATAAGAGAAGTACCTGCTTTAGCATATCCACCAATAATGTGAATTAAACCAAGACCATAGAAGCCAAATCCCGGTACGTAAGCGTAATGGACAAAATGTTGGCGCTTGAGTGTCAAAGGATCGTCAGGGTTCCAGTTGCGTCTTACCGCTAACACTTCGCCCGTACCACGCTCTACAGTAATGACGTAGGGTTTAGCTATCTGTAACTCGTCATCCTCTTGGTCTATGTCATCAATAACCATATCAACGTGAAACTCACAGACTGTATAGCGGTCATCAGCATTTAGCGTGTAACCCCCTTGTTCTGCTTTAGCTTCTTCAATGTCAGTATGGAATGTTTCAGGGTCACCTAAGTCTATCTGCCGATAGAAACCCAATGCCTGTAACTTGATGAGTTCGTTCTTGGTCTTACGCATTACGTGCGTAACACGCTCTGCTGTCTCCAGATTAGACGCACCATACGGCACAACCACATCTTCCGCAGGTATAAACATGGATACCTGCCGACCAAGGTTGGGGTCGTAATACACTTTCTTAAAGGCTGATCCTGCAAGACCGAGACTATAGAGTAGTCGCTCATGCTCTGGCCTGTACTCGACCATGACTTCAGTAAGTTCATAGTTCATGTCGGTACGAACACGGAGGGCAGCATCCTCCTTTGGCTGACTAATCTCACCTAGAATCTTAGTCTTGACAGGACCAGCGGCGGGAAACGTTTCGCTCATAGCTTCAGCTTGAAAACGAATAGCAGCTTCAGCTAGTACGTTACTGTACACCCCACAGGCATCTTCCCACGGGTCTGTACGTTCTTCGTACTTAAATCCGATAACATCAAGCCCTTTAACAAAGGTATCAGCCCAGTCCTTACGACTTGACTTATCAGATTCAAAATCATCAATTAAATCAGAGGCTATGGTGGTTAGAAGCTGGTCGTCCAAATACTCGGCAAGGTTAGCGTCGAACGGCGCTCCCATAGTTTCTTCCATGCCTTCTTCAGGAACTAGCGTAACTTCTACGCTTCCATCATCCATCGTCACCATATCGGGGTTAACAATCCCAATCTCTAAAGTTTCTTCTTCTACACTTATGCCTTCTGGTGTTGCGTATAATCCTTTCTCAATAGCCATTAGTATGTTACCGCCCTTTTATAAAATCTATGAGGTTATCTAGCATTGACGGGTATTCTGGTTTTGTAGATTCAACAGGTAGTCTAATGCCATACTTTTCTTGCTTCTCTGGGGTTGCCCACTGTTTAAAATCATTTAACAATTCACGGTAGTCCTCTTGTGCAAGTGCTCTAAATGCTGGCGCTGCTATTTTAGCTTCGTCAACAGGTTGGACACTTTCAATGTAGCGGTGGTCTCCTGCTAATGTAAACGGCTTTCCTTGGTTACGCCCAGTTTCTTTTAAGAAGTCTAAAAACGCAGGGCTGTCAAAAAACTTATGCGTAAGTTCGTGAGCTATAGTTCCAGCCTGTGTGTGTCGTCCACCCCGTATATCTGTAAACCCTTCTTCAGTATTGAAAGCACGTTCCATAGGACTGCGCCCTAACGGTTGAAATACAGATACTCCCTCTGCACCAGTAGCTGAGTCAAAGTCTGGTTTACCACTTATATACTTAATTAGAGGGCTATCCATGAGGGGGTCAATTTTACGTCGCTCTTTTATCTCTTTATAATATTCTGGAGTTACTCCTAAACCTCTGGCAGATTTAGAGTATTCGCCAAGTATAGTAGGAATACCTCCTGTTGATCCTGTAGAAGTATAGTTACGGATTTGCGCCCGACTATCGGCATCTTTGCCGTAAGCTACAGCACTGGGTAGGCCAAACTCACCACCAAACCTCAATCTTTCAGGCAGTTTGCGTTGAATTTCCGCCATCATCTCTTGATTGGCAAACTCTTCAGAGGCTTTTCGAGCTTCTTCCAAACCCATAGGATACAGCCTACGCATCCGCTCTTCGTAAGTTGCATCTGCCATTAGTAGTACCCGCCTCTACGTTGCTTAAAGTATTGCACTTCTTCTGCTTCATCCGAAGGCAACCTTATGAATCCACCTTTCCTGTACCGCATCATTGCTAATGATACAGAGTCCACATAGTCATCATGCTCTCCTGATGGGAAGGAGGCAACCTCGTCTATTACTTCTTCTGCCCAGTTTGTATTCGGTGCCCATACCAAACCTGAAGCAAACAAGTCTGACACTGCGTTCAATCTTGTTATTTTGTCGTTACCTCGCGTCGGAGTAAACTCCTGCACGGGTATTCCCATCGCCCGAAGCTCGTAAATTAGCGGCGCTCCTGACGCTTTTTTCTCTACAAGTAGCGAATCTGGTTGCCACTCGTCGTACTGTTCTATAGATACGCGCTTTAGCTTGGGAAACTCCATCCTTTCCCTGAACGCATTGAGTAATATCACGTTTGCTTGCTCTACTCCGTTGTCATCTGGGTGGTAAAACACCCCCCATGTCGTACAAGCCGAGTAGTCAGCCCGATTATTCTTCTCAAATGCCGTATCCCACGCCATTAACACGAAATCACACGGGGGAGGGTTCTCTTCTTCCCACGTTTGCCACCATTCGCGCTTCACAATAGCCGATGTTTCCGATGTCGGCTGCTGTTGGTACTGCGCCATCCACTTAGAGTTAGGTAATTCCTCTTTTAGCGCACTTAATTCCTTTTTCGACCAAAATTCAGGCCACAGTGGAGTGCCACTTGGCATAAGTGCAGGAAATTCAATGACTTCCCACTCATCTCCACCCCTTTGTGCGGAAGATTTGATAACTTTTGCCGTCAAATCCCGCAAACTCCAGCGTGTCATCACTATGACGATGGCTCCACCCGGCTGTAGACGCTGCCTTGGCCCTGATGTGTACCACTCGTACGTCTTATCGTAGACATCTGGGTTGATTTCAGCCAGTGCTGCCTCTTGTTCCGAGTGCGGGTCGTCAATTATCAGCAAATCCGCGCCCTTACCAGTAACCGCACCGCCCACACCTATCGCAAAGTAGTCTCCACCCTTGCTGGTGTTCCACCTTCCTGCCGCTTTACTGTCTGCTGACAGGTGTAAATCAGGAAATATCTCGTGATATGCGTCCTGATCGACTAAATTCCTTACTTTTCTACCGAATCCAACAGCCAACTCCGCTGTATGTGAGGTCTGGATAACCTTTTTATGCGGATATTGACCCAAAAACCAAGCAGGAAGAAGGTAACTAGCAAACTCAGACTTAGTATGACGAGGAGGCATATTGACAATAAGGCGCTTACACTCGCCCCTAGCCACTCGTTCAAATGCTTCAGCCATCTTTGCATGATGCTTCCCACTAATAAACGTAGGCCACATCTGCTTGGTAAAGTCCAAGAACCTCGTCTGGGCCTTTTTCTGCTTTTTTAGCTTCGCCAGATGCTCCAGCTCGGCTAATAACTTTTCCTGATCCGCCTGTGACAACAACGGCAAGACACTAGGTATGTCTTTAAGAGAAATATTATCAAACGGAGAGGCTGTGCTCGTCATCTACATTCTCTTCTTCAGTATCCAAATCGACCACACCCAGTAGTTCGTCCAGTTCTTCTTCAGAATCATCGGCTAGAGGTGTTACATCTACCAACGTAGCATTAAGAAGATTCTTAACTTTCTCCTTAATCGCTTTTTCCAGCTCTTCTGGACTCTTGTAGTTAATGGTAATTTCACTTCGCTCAGTAAAAATACCTATATCACTGTGTTTTCCTAACAATTCCAATGCCTTAAGCTCGTAACGTGTGTCACCACAGTCAGCTATTTCCATGAGTTTGTTAGTAATCGCAGACCGTGCCTGTGCCGCATCCATCGCTAGTTGGGCACCATAGGTCCGAAGAAACGCAGCCGCAGCAAACGCCGTGGTCTGATTTGTCAGATTTGATGGTTTCTTTGCTTCCGCTACAGCGCGGAGTAATTCTTTCTCTTTAGCCGCATCCCCTTCAGATATATCCAAAGATGCGCCCATTTCTACTTGTAGTTCTGCCGTGTTGCCCGCCACTGCTATCTCTTCAATCAGAGTCGCAGGTTTCTCCTCCGATAAATCGTAGGGAACGGGGTGGTCCTTTGTAGGTTCCACTTGTACAACTGACATACGCAGGTATCCGCAATACCGAGTTTTGCGGAGTGTAACACAGGTATACCCCCTGTATTCAAGAGGAGGTACGGGACTCCAAAGGGGGGTGTTTCTGTGTGGGACAGGGTGGGGTGCGAGCCAGACAGGTATAAAAAGAAGGGGGGTGGGGGTAAGTCATTGATTTAATTAGAGTTTGTTACTTGAGTTTGTCAAGTTGTGTGACTCAATGTGCAAATTATTATGTATATAGGGGCGCGGTACTTAATTGGTGGAAAGGGGTATACCCCACCCGTACCCTTTTTTAATGCAAGATTCTGTAAATATGCTAGAATATATATAAGTGAGAGAAAGTTTCTCACTTTGCATAGGAATTCCTATGCAATCCAATCGGCTCTCAATTCGTACCACGTCACACTCTTTACCAATTCGTACCACGTCACACTATTAACTTAGTGGGAGCGCGTGTATCACATTGTTACAGGGGGAGCGCGTGTATCACATTAAGAGTCAAACATAATCTGCATAGGAATTCCTATGCAATAACTAAGAGTGAAAAAGTTATGAACAAACTAACTACTAAAGATGTTCCATCTATTAGCGTAGCAAAAAGACAATTACATAATGCGATCAAGAAAACTGGTAACAATAAAAAGGATATGGATTCAAGCATAAAGGATTTTGCATTAGCTTGTGATACCGATCCGAAAGCACATATGGAAATTATCCCGTTAGTTAACGCCGATCCGAAAGCCAAATACGAAAACTTCGAAAGTAAATACGGAAAGGAATTCTGTGAATCAAAAGGATGGACTGAAACAGTTTGGGATAATGCTCGTGACATATTGAATGGTATACGTGGCAAGTTTAATGAATCTCATGCCAATGGCGCACAAGAGTTTTCGCAATTCTGTCAAACATTCAAACGTCACTTTATGTTGTACCAAGGAACGAAACAAAGTAACGACGCTGAAGAACGTGCAGAGAAAAATTCTGAATTGGTGCAAGAGATCGCAGACAAAAAGAAAACGTCTACTGTCTCTAATCAAAAGAGATTAGAAAACAAAATCACCTCTGCAACTAATCGCCTTAGTGATATTAAAGCATTGTTTAATGACATAAAGAAATTAAACAAGGACAGAGAGCTTAAACAATATATTACTGAGAATTTGATCGATGTGATTGGTGTTATCGAGCATAACCTAGCAGAAGTTAAGGGAGCGAATGATGAATAGCAGAATCAAACATAAAGCTTTCATTGCCTCAAAGTCTAGACTCAAGCAGGATATTGCTAGACGTAAAGCAATCAAAAAAGCTCGCAAGTTAAAACGTCAGTCGTAAAACGTACCACGTCACACATTGCCCCGTGTTTTATTACGCGGGGCAATTTTTTTGGGCCTTAAAAAAGTGCCCAGATTTCGCTCATTTTCGCTTGCATAGGAATTCCTATGCAGATCTTAAATCATCAGTAGCTACTGATGATAGTTATGGAGGAGCTGCGCCATACTATGTACCACAATGTTACAGTATTTTATAATGTTATGTTTAACTTTACGTTCCAACGCTTTGATGCACAAGGCAAAACGGCCTATTGTGTAATGTTACACAAAAAAAGAGCATACAAACTTTTACGAGTGTTTGTTCGGGCCTCTTGTGCAATGAAAAAGCAAAGCACAAAACGTATACCTTTTTTCTTTTTTCTCATAACAATATAACAATACAAACATAACATTCCTACAGACCAACGTATTCGTGGCTTCCACATTTGTACCACATTGTTATACTAGGCATAACATTACACATTACTTTCATAACATTGTATCACCACAAAGGAGGAGACCTATGGCAACTTGCCGTTTATGTAACAAACCATACTCACCAGCACGAAAGAGCTTGGGTATTGACACCTGTTTCGAGTGTGGAGAACTCGAAGCTAAACAAGTAAGACATACGATAGCACCACTAAACAAGAGCAACTACATGGTGCTGTCGAAGGATGAACTAAAGCAACTAAACCCTAAACGTACTACATAAGGAGAAAGAGAATGAAAGATAAAAACCTAATCATATGTGACATAGATGGCACGATAGCCAACATCGAACACAGACTACATTACATCAGGAATCCCAAAGAAGCCGAGATAAAGAAGAGGATAGCTACGTTAAGCAGCGACTCAAAAGGCCATAACAAGTTTCCTAATATATGCACCGAGGATCAACAGGAGATTGATGAGCTAAAGAAAAAGTTACGTCCAGATTGGGATTCATTCACCAAAGCGTGTGTGGATGATGAACCGTACAAGGATGTGATTGAGATACTGTGGAATATGTATGACGCTGGCCGCAAACATGGTGAACGCCCCACTGATCTACAAAAGGTTAGCGATAGATTCATCTACTTCTTCTCAGGACGTAGCGAAGTGGTACGCAAAGAGACAGAAGAGTGGTTACAAAGATGGGTTGTCTCCCCTTCTAGCCTTAAGAACGATGGCCGACCCTATCTGTATATGCGTAAGGAAGGTGACTATAGACCGGACACCACTATTAAGTACGAGATGATGTACGAGTTAAAGATAACCCCTGATGATGTCTTGTGCATACTAGACGATAGGCAAAGCGTGGTTGATATGTGGCGCAAAGAAGGGTTCCGGTGTCTACAGGTAGACGCGTGGAAGGAGGAACCCAAGCGACACCACCTCATGGAAGCTGACCTTGATGACCTGACTATGGAAGAACTTAAGTTTCTGGTCACTCGTGAGCGTGGGTACTACAACGAGGTTGCTGAAAGGTTAATGAACACCTTGGTAGGACTCGAACGACAACTAAAGGAGAAAGAGTTGTGGCGAGACAAGCTAGTACATCATATCGATACGGCTACTAGCAAAATAGATACAAGTAATTGGAAACAGAAAAAGGAGAACGACAATGGATAACAACTTTGAAAAGCTAAACATACATGACCCACACAACGAACACGTATGGGCAGACACTACCCCTGTTTGGGTAACAGTATTGAAGTGGATGGGCTACACATCCGCTTTCATAGCAGGTGGTATGGGTGTAGCAGCTATATGGAGTCTATTCACAATCATCATGTTTCAAATAGGAGGATAGAAGATGAAAAGGAAAAAGTTTAATAAGAAATGGGAAAAGCTACAAAGGACGCTTGATTTTGCTCATAGGAATTGGGTTGCTGTTCTCGTACATGAGAATACAACACCAGAGCAAGCCGAGAAAATTAGAAGCGAACTAAGGTTTTTACATAGAGCCTTTGATAGAAAATTTGAAGATTTGACAAGAGAGTTTCACGCACGATAACGCAAACCAAACTAACTAGGAGGATAGAAGATGGATATTAATTTCATACTAGCAGCACTTGTGGCTGCTAACGTAGTCATGGCACTACGAATATACAAACTTGAACGAGGGTTACGTGAAACCGACTCCATGCTATGGAATGTCATGGAGGAGGGTGCGCCCGAACTGCACGAAGAAGTGGTTAGGCAAATCAAACGAAGATACAGATCATCATAAAGTGAGGAGGTTATTATGTTTGGAGGAATAACAGATTTACCACAGCTACACTCATACGAATCAGCACTGGGACATTACACCCAGATAAAACCTATCAGGGGCAGCAACAACGTACGCCCCATATGTAAGACTAAAAATGGTAGACGCAAGAAGCACATGCAGATCATCAAGCGTGATGATGCGATAGCGTGTCGGCTATACGATACCGACGTGCTGACCTTCTACAAGGATGGCACAGTTGAGTACCACTCAGGTGGTTACGTCAGTAACACTACGCACGCATTTGTCAGTGGGATTCTCTATCCGTATGTTTATCTCCGTACGAAGGCATTTTTTACGGAAGTATGTCTTAGTCGCACTGAATCCTACCATGTTGACTCAAACGGAACCTTCAAGATGAAACGTGAAGGTGACAAATGGGTTGCCATTGATCCACCAAAAAACTTTGAGTACTACCTTAAACGCAAGGAGTACAACGCCCACCGTAAACCACTTAAAGAGTTTGAACAGCATTGCATACGCATGGCTAAACTGGCCGACGCTAAAGAGGTGCAAGGGGATAAACTTTATGGTGTCCATGAAGATTGGTACTACCGCGATATATACAAAGACCTGACTCTGCACTACCACAAAGACCTCGTGGATGGATCAAGCTCATGGGGTCGGCTTGTACCTATGATGCTAGAGACAGCGCGAAAGCGAGCTGTTAAATGGGATCTAAAAGCAAGAACGTACCAAACCACTCACCTTTTCGATAAACAAATAATCAAGGATACGATCAGCGACATTGTGAAGTATGCGTTCGCTGATGAACTCTTTGAACAAAGGGAAGTGAGCAAAAGGACTTTTAACGGTAATGAAAAATACATCTGGAAAAAATACGAAGGAGGAAGAGATTAAAACGCGCACGACCTTAACATTAACTTTAAATATCTGCATAGGAATTCCTATGCAAAAGGAGAAACAGAATGACAATATCAATGATTAATGAAACTCAAACTGTAACACTTAACGAAGCCATCCAACTTATCGTCCACAACCCCAACGTGAGATTTATGCTCCGAGGCGAGCCGGGGGTTGGAAAGACTAGTATTGCTCACGAAATAGCAAGACAGTCTGGATTACCTCTTGCTATGGGTAGACCTATTGACGTAGGCAATCTCGATCTCGGTGACGTGTGTATGCCTGTCATTGACCACGAGAATAAAGTCACACGCTACTACCCCAATGCTAGGTTCGGTATCCATAACGGTGAACCAGTTGTTATGTGCTTTGACGAATTCACCAAAGGTGCTGACCCTGTAAAGAATATGCTTCACCCTGCGCTAGAAGTATTTATGCCCAGACTGGGAGACTTACTAATACCAGAAGGAAGCATTATCTACATGACGGGTAACCTTGATACCGATGGTGTGGGTGATGGTCTGGCCCAACATACACGTCAACGTATTGTTGAATTGATTGTGCGTAAACCCAATGCGCCTGAATGGTTGGCATGGGCACTCAACAACGGCATTGAACCTATTGTGATGGCATGGGTGGACAGATACCCCCAAGCTCTTGACTCTTATCTTGATGGGGTTAAGAACGAGTTTATCTTTCATCCATCTAGTCCCAATGACAATGTGGTATCACCTCGTATACTGGAGATAGCTAGTCGCATCATTGCGAACCGCGATAACTACACTGATACTGCTCTAGCAGCAGCTTTGACAGGTGCAGCGGGGGCAGCGTTTGCAGCTAGTATTACTTCCTTCATACGCTTTCAAGAATCCTTACCATCAATTCAGTCTATCAAAGAGACTCCTACGACTGCGCTAATACCAGATGAAGCAGGTGCTCGTGCGGTGTTGTGTTTCGGACTGCTGACGCATGTCGAGAAGGATACGCTATCTAACATCTTGAAGTACCTACGTCGAATGGAAGAGGAGTGGCAAGTTATCTTCTGTGTTGCACTTGCCAAGCATGAGACTAAGAAGTTGATTGCATTCTCTAACAGAGACTTTGCTCAATGGGCTGCTGACAATGAGGACTTACTATAAAGGAGAACGACTATGAGTGAAGAACGAAAACTTAAAGCTATAAAGATTGGACTCATGCGGTCACCGCCGTTTGGGTTACTGCGTGGTATTGCCATGTACGGTAATACTCATATGACTACTGAAATACCTACAGCGTGTACTGACGGTAGAGACGAATGGTACAACCTTGACTTTCTATTCAATGTTATAGCTAACGGAGACAAAGGTGTGGCGTTTGTACTGGCGCACGAATGGATGCACAAAGCTGCCAAACATTTCTATACATACAAAGGGTTGGAAAGGATAAACCAACAGATTGCTGATATAGCTTTGGATGTTTGGATTAATGATCGTCTTGAAACGGCTGACCCCAATGCAGTCTACATTGAGTTTCCAGTAGACAAGGATGGTAACCGCATAGGTATACACATGCCTGAGTATCACGACTGGGCGGTCAAAGCTATCTTCTATGACTTACTTGAGAAAGCAAAGCAAGGAGAAGGACCAGTAGGAGGAGGTGGTGGTCTTGATGACCATGACTGGGAAGGAGCGAAGAAGCTGTCCAAGGAAGAACAGAAACAAGTCGAAGGTGATATTAACGAAGCTGTAAGACAAAGTATGCACGGGACAAGAGCAGGTACAGCAGGACTGCAAGATGCACTGGGTCTTGGTGAGTTGGTGACACCGAAAGTAGATTGGCGAGTGGCGTTGCGGATGTTCCTCAATGCGACTTGTCGTAAGAAGGAACGATCTACATGGCGCAGACCTAATCGCAGGTTCTTACACGAAGATGTCATTATGCCTACGCTAGAAGGTAATAGCATTAATGAGATTGTGTTTGCTCGTGATTCATCTGGCTCTATGTACTTTGAGAATAGACTAACCGAAGTGACAAGCGAGATGGTTGGTATATGTGACACCCTCGACATCAACAAGATTCATCTGCTCGATTGGGATGGGAGTGTTGAGTACAGAGGTGTGTTCACCAGTGACCAACTAAAGAAAGCCCCCGAACTTAAGACCGCAATGGGTGGAGGAGGAACCACCCCTCAATGTGTGGTTGATTACATGAAGAACGAAGGCATCAAACCCGATTGCGTTGTAGTGCTCACCGACGGAGAGATTGGCGATTGGGGTAATTGGACTGTGCCTGTGTTGTGGGGTATCGCTAATCACAAAACACTAACTGCCCCTATGGGTAAAACAATTAACATTGACTAAAGGAGAACGACAATGAGTGAAGTAAAGAAAAGAGGACGCAAACCTCATACAGAGGAACAACGCAAAGCCGCTAAGAAAAAACATATAGAGGCTTACGCAAGCGTAAACGTACCGAAAACTGTACATGGGAGAATTACGCAAGCCCAAGCAGTGCTTCAGCATAAGTTAGGTGAGGTGGTAGGGTTGAAGAATCTTTCAGTAACTAAAGGCCAAACACTCACAGCTATTATAGATGAGTGGCTTGCAACGAACGATCCAACAGGTGAACTAAGAAAAGGAGAACAACAATGAGTGAAGTAAAAAGAAAAAGAGGTAGACCACCAATGAGTGACGAAGAGCGAAAACTTAGGGAGAAAGAATGGAAAAAGAAAAGTGCTCTTAAGAGCAGGAACATAACCGCAAGCAAGGAAGCCGTAGGAATACTATGGGATTGCGTGGTTGTTATGTCTGTAAAGATAGGAGTTAAGTTAACCATTAGCCAAGTTATCACTTTACTTCTACAAGATTGGCTTGCAGAAAATGATCCAACGGGTGAACTAAGAAAAGATGAACGCTACATAGATGACAGAAAAAGGAGAGAGATATGAGTGGTATAGCAAACAGTGCAGTATTGGTACGTCTAAGTATTGGTGTATGGGGAGCAAGCAAGCGTAACAAGCAACTTGAACATGAGGTTGCTGCGAACAAGAAAGCTAGTCCCAAAGCCATGCGTATGTATGACAACTTAATGGTTGGTTCAACAGGCCATAGTGATATTCAGAAATATGCAGCGGGAGCACGTCTATGGCACAACACCATGACGTTGCCTTGGGATGAACGTGGCTATCGGCTTTGTCCTACTAGTCTATTCTTAGATTACAAATCCCAGCACAACTTAAAAGAAGCGGGGTTTAACAAACTAGTGGATACCTTCCGAGTTAAGTATTTCAGTTATCGTGAGACTGCTGAAGAATATAGAGGGGAGATGTTCAACGCGCTTGATTACCCACCAGTGAATGAAGTCATGGGGAAATTTTACTGGGACTTTGTATCTATACCTGTACCGAAGTCAGGACACTTTTGTGTGGACTTACCTACACAGGAAATGGAAGAACTTAAACTTTCATGCGATGCAGAAGTAGAGCGTAAGGTAGCTGAAGCGAGTAAGGAGAATGAGAAACGGATACTCAAAGAGCTGCAAGGTATAAGTGCGAAGTGTACGGATACTGGAGACGAAGAGAGTGACGATAATAAACGATGGCATGACACGTTTGTTTCTAATCCGTTGAACCTATGCCGTATGCTAAAGCATATGAACTTAACTGATGACCCCAAGGTTGAAGAAGCACGTCAACGCCTTGAGGACATTATGGTAGGTAAAACAAAAGAGATGTTCAAAGATTCTCCCACTGTGCGTAAGACAGTGAAAGAAGAAGTGGACTCTATTATTAATTCATACGACTGGTAGGAGGTGTGATATGAAAGCAGTACACAGAGGACAAAGAGGTAAACTAAAAAGAATACGCGAACAAATAGAAAATAAGGAACTTGGATCGTTTGTGAACATGCCAAGGAATGTGTTGTATTGGCAAAACACTGTAGACCCTGTAGAACTTATAAACAGAGACTACAAAGATTTCTCACTTAACTTATTTACTTACTTGGCTGAGAGGCATCCAGAATATACGTTTTATCTTGAGGCTAATCACTCAGAAGGAAATAAAGTTTATATGACTCAGGCTTTGGTGCTTGCAGATACAGAGTGTTTGGGTAGAGTTGAATGGAGTTATTACAGCGATCAAATGGAGTTTTACAATGAACGAGTAACTGAGGATATAAGACGAGGTAGTTGTAAGAAAACTTCAAAACTAGGTACGGCAAAGAATGTCTTTGCTCGTTACTTTTACCCTCTTACCCTACAGGAAGAAATGGATGAAGTGGAGAGTGATGTAATAAGTGCTTTGTCTGACCACACTTATTCACTAAAGAGAACAAGGGATAATGCAACGCGTGACATCATAGATAAACTTAGCGTAATGCTCAAACAAGAATCGTCTGAGTTATTTGAGTTTGTCAACGCGCATGGCATGAGTAAGCAACTAGAAGCAAGGGCGAAAGATAAAGAAGCCATATCAATTACTAAAAGTCTTAACGATGCTGTAGAAAATGATAAGGGTCAATTTATTCTTAACAAGGGTGATATGTATTACTCGCTAAACAAGGGAGTTAAACGTATGAAACGTGATGATCTGCCTGAAGATGTACGCACCGCCGTTGGTTTACTCAAAGTTGCAGAAGATAACACAGCCATTGATGGTGTGGGATACAAAGCAACTGCCGATAAATTTTTCATTATGGAGGAACTAAATTTTGACTTTGACGAATGATAAACAAACCAGAGGCAAAGGCGTTAAGCCTTCTATGCTACACACTAACGTGCGACTACCTAAGTATGTAGTGGATTACTTCAAGGAGTTTCCTAGTTACACCAAGGAGATGCGAAGAGTGCTTGAGGAACACGTCAACAAAGCAGACAAGGAAGGGGCTACGCAAGTAGCCCTAGACCAACCACGCTGGCAAGATATTCTTGCTGATGATAAGAACTGGCCTGACGATGGAGGCATTGTCGGGATAAAGGAGAACGATGATGAAAGTTAGAATAACTTTTGATTTACTCAAAGACCACAGAGAAGCTATTTCGCATTATTTTGGATACGAAAAACTCGCAACCCACGAGGAATGTAAAAGTTACATCTACAATGAAATGATGGCTACCTTAGAGGGTATGTCTTTTGACTTGGGTGAGTATGAAAAAAAACAAAAAGAAAAGGAGAACGATGATGAGTGAAGAAACAAAAAGAGGCGAACCCATATATCAATTTGATTGCATTGGCATGAAATGTATTGGACTAGAGAACAGGGAAGAAGTTTCTGCTGAGAAGATAGGGTATCAGGGAATTCTAGCTGATGGTTCTTTTGAACTTTTTGACGAGAAAGAGTGTGATTGGTCATGGGAAAATATAGCAGATATTTTTTGTGAAGAAGAAAAACCGCTAGAAATAGGAGACATTTACTACCTATTAGATATTACAACGTGGATTCCAGTTGATGGAGAGTTGGAGTATAACGGTGGGGGTACTTACCCTTGCGATACTTTATATGTTGAAGGTGGGAAAGACATACCTGTACCCGCAGAAGTAAACAAGGCAATCGAATGGTTAAAACTAAAATGTTTAAAGGAGAACAATGATGAAGAAACAAAAAGATGATGGGTCTTGTCCTACTCTAGCAGAGGTACGCAAGCAAGACCCGACAATGAACAAAAGCAGATACGCATCCTACAAGCGAGGATGGCTACAAGTTAAAAACAAAAAGATACTCCCTCCAAAATCTGCATAGGAATTCCTATGCAACCTTCCTACTATACCCCGCTTTCGGGCGGGGTTCTTTTTACTTTACAAAGTCCAACCTTTAAGCTATTCTACTTGAATGGCTCTTACACCTGAAAAGAAAGTCAAAAACAAAGTAGTTAATATACTCAAGCAGTACCAAGTCTATTACTTTTTTCCTGCCACTTATGGCATGGGGCGAAGCGGAGTGCCTGATATTGTCTGTTGTTTTTTTGGCCGTTTCATTGGAATAGAATGCAAAGCAGGTAAGAACAAACCTACTCCACTACAGGAACGAGAGCTTAACGCTATTAAAGAAGCCAAAGGCACAACATTCATAATCAACGAAAATAACCTAGGTGTACTCGAAGAGTACTTATCGTCCCATGAACATACTCACCCTCGACTTTGAAACTTATTACTCAAAAGATTTTAGTTTAAGTAAACTAACTACTGAAGAATATATACGCGATCCTCGTTTTGAGGTTATCGGAGTTGCTGTCAAATGCAATGGGCAGGAACTATCATCAAGCAGAGCTGCTGCGGCACAATGGTTTTCTGGCAGCAAGAAACAAACAAAACAGTTTTTGTCTCAGTTTGATTGGTCAAACTCTGTGGCTCTAGCTCACAACGCCATGTTCGACATGGCTATCCTTAACTGGCACTTCGGTATTAAGCCCAAGTTGATTGCTGATACGTTAGCAATGTCACGCGCTATCCACTCTATTGAAGTGGGTGGGGGGTTAGCAGCTTTATCTGAGTATTACGAATTAGGTAAGAAAGGAACTGAGGTGCATGATGCGATAGGTAAGAAGCGTTTAGATTTTACACCAGAGGAACTAGAAGCCTATGGTGGGTACTGTATACAAGATGTAGAACTTACGCACAAACTATTTAAGGTATTGAGAAAAGGGTTTCCTAATTTTGAGCTTTCATTAATAGACTTAACCCTACGCATGTTTACTGAACCTGCTTTAGAACTAGATAAAGATATACTTGACCAGCACTTAAAAGACGTAGTAGATACTAAAGCAGCTCTAATGGATAAGATTACCCATGAGAAAACACAGTTAACTTCTAATCCACAGTTTGCCGAGCTGTTGCGTGAGTACAATATCGAACCTCCTACGAAAATAAGCCCTACCACAGGCAAGGAGACGTTCGCCTTCGCAAAAAGTGATGAGGGCTTTAAGGCTCTACAGGACCACGAAAATCCGTCGGTACAAGCTCTTGTAGCTGCTAGACTAGGAGTAAGGTCTACCATCGAAGAAACAAGAACACAGCGGTTCATAGAGATAGCTCAGAGGGGTACACTACCTATACCACTACGCTACTACGCTGCCCACACAGGCAGATGGGGTGGGGATGACAAGATTAATATGCAGAACTTACCGCGAGGCAGTGAGCTTAAAAAAGCTATGTGCGCTCCAGAAGGGTACAAGTTTGTGGACTGTGACCTCTCTCAGATAGAGGCACGGACTCTGGCGTGGTTGGCCGAGGAAGGAGGGTTAGTTGAGGCGTTCGATAATGGTGATGATGTGTACAAGATGATGGCCTCCGCTATCTACGATAAGCCCGAAGAAGACATATCAAAAGAAGAACGGTTCGTAGGTAAGACTACTATACTAGGTGCAGGATATGGAATGGGGGCTGTTAAATTTAGAAACCAGCTCAAGAACTTTGGGGTGGAACTGGATGAGTATGAATGTGAGCGTATTATAAAGGTATATAGAAGCACCTACGCACGTATACCCAAGTTGTGGAGAGCGGCGGGCGATAAACTAGAGAGCATTATGCAAGATAAGATTGCTTACTTTGGCTGCTCTGGAATACTCATGGTGGATGGTGTTAAAGGCATAAAGCTCCCTAACGGTCTATATGTTAAGTACCCTAACCTAAGAAGGGAAAGGGACGAAGAAGGTAGAACTGAAGTTGTGTACGACACCCGGAAAGGTCGAACGATTATGTCTACTAGAATATATGGAGGTAAGGTTATCGAGAACGTATGTCAGGCACTGGCAAGAATCGTTATCGGTGAACAGTTGCTCCGTGTATCGCAGAAATATAAAGTTGTTATGACTGTACACGATGCTATTGGATGTATAGTCCCAGAAGATGAGGTTGAAAAAGGGATGCAGTTAGTTGAGAGAGTTATGAAAGTCAGGCCCAAATGGGCACCAGATTTGCCTCTTGATTGTGAGGGAGGCTATGGTAATTCTTATGGAACTTGTTAGCCCCAGTGGGCGGTGGGCAGGGGTTTTTTATCATTCTTCCCCGAAAACACCCACAGCATATGACGTGAGCCTCCTTGTTTCAGAGTCTAGGTTCTCTGATATTTTCACTCGCTTACGTGCATACGCCGAGTAAGCCACGCTACGGTTAGTCGTGCCTTAAGGGTTTTTCCTTTTTCTACTTGAGAGCACGCATTGAATTTGAGGTTAATATGAAAATAAATATAGAACTAGATGACCACGATACAGCGGATAGATATATAGAACGTTTATTGACTGTATTAGAGCGTATAGCTGATGCGTTAGAAGAAGAAACGGAAAGTAGTGATGACGGATGATTTGCGTACCAACACTTGCCCAAAGTGTAAAGCTACCTCAGACCAAGTACTTAATATGGAAACAGGTAAACGAGTTGGATGGTATTGTCTGGAGTGTCACTATTTTGAAGCAGCTATATTGCGTGAAACAGTTATAACAGAAGCTGACATAAAGAAAATACGTATATAAGGAGAGGACCATGCTCTATGAATACAGTTGCATTATACGATCTATTACTGATGGTGATGGACTACGCGTGGACATCGACTTGGGTTTTGGTGTCACTCTTAGGGGTGATGATGGTAGGGGCGTTAATATTCGTTTATTTGGAATTGACGCACCCGAATCTCGTACACGAAATAGACAGGAGAAAGCACATGGTCTTCTTGCAAAGAAGTTTGTCCAAGAACATTGCCAAGTCGGGGAAAGATATATCCTCCGAACAAAAGAGAAAGGAAAATTTGGAAGATGGTTGGGCGAAATTAAAACGCGAAAGGGACTTATTACAAAATTACTTATCAAGAACAAGCTCGCAGTTGAGTATCATGGGCAGAATAAAAAAGAAATTAAAGCAGCTCACGAGACGAATCGTAAAGCGTTAGTTGAAGAGGGAAAATTATGATGAGAAAGAAATTAGATCAAGTAGGTGTATTAATTTGGAGTGAGGAAAACGGTGAAGGCTCTGTAGAAATAATAGAAGATTTTAGTGACGAGTCTTTGCTTGCTCAACTAGATGTATTAAAAGACTGGATTACTTCTCTTACTGCTACTTATAACGAACTCCTGCAAGATTTTGAAAGAAAACATTAGGTAATACTATGACAGCTTGGAGTTACAGTAGGGTTAATTCTTTTAAGCAGTGCCCTAAGAAATATTATCATCTGTATGTTAAGAAAGATGTGAAAGATACAGGTAGCGTTGCCACAAGGTATGGCACGTTAGTGCATACGGCTGCTGAAAAATATATAAAAGATGGAGAGGATTTACCAAAAAAATATGACTTCATGCAGCGCACTCTTGATGCTTTTAATAACATTGAGGGAGACAAACACTGTGAGATTAGACTTGGGGTAGCCAAGTATGATGACGCATACGAACCCACTAAGTTTTTTGCAAAAGATGTTTGGTATAGAGGTATAGCTGACTTACTGATACTAAACGAAGATAAAGCGTATCTTATAGACTACAAGACAGGTAAAAGTGCGAACTATGCGGATACTAAACAGTTAGACTTACTTGCAGGGGCAGTCTTCATAAACTTTCCTGAAGTAAAAAAGATAAAGTCTGCTCTGTCTTTTGTAGTATGTAATAAGTTTATAGCTAAAGAACACACAGCCGATATGTACAAAGCGTACATAAATGTATTTGATGAACTACTAGAAAGAATTGAAGTGGCTGCTAAAGAAGACGTTTGGAATGCAGTAGAGAGTGGGTTGTGTAAGTTTTGTCCAGTTGTTAGTTGTGAACATAATAGGAGGTGGTGATGAGTTACTACGCAATATTAGTAGACGTTGGGGATACAACATTTGTAGATGGGCATTATGCAGACAAAGCGTTAGCCCAAGATGCCTTTGGGCGTTGGAAGAAAAATTATCCAAACTTACACTTTGATTTGTGTGCTGTAATGGGTAGATCGTGGCCTATAGCAGATGAACTTTTTATGGCTAACAACAGAAAGACTTTAGAAATTGCTAACGAACGTGGCACTGCTGTAGTAGCAGCTATTGATGAGAATGTAACACATTAGGAGTAAAGATGTCAGGCTATAAAAGTAGTGAAGAAGATATGCTGGGAATACCCCCAGTGCCTGAAGGTGGAGTTGATTGTGCCTACCCTAGTTGTAGAAAAGGGAAAATAACAGGAGAGACACCCTATGTATCATGGCATGGTAATTTAGACTTAGAACATTTATATACTACACTTCCTGCCGTAGCAAAATTAGTCATACAAGAACACAAAGATGACTTTATGCAAAAACACAATAGGGTAACTTGGTTATATCTTGTTCATGCTGAGTGCGCTGCGGAATGGGGTATGCACTTGATAAAAGATGCGATGAAAGCTGAAGGCAATGTAGGACGTGTTTTAACAGAAAGGCATAGGAGTGCCTACCCTAAGAGGAAGACAAATGAAAAAACGTAATTACAAAAGAGAATATGAAAACTACCAAGGCACGGAAGAGCAGAAAAAGAATCGTGCTAAACGTAACGCAGCCAGACGCAAAGCTGCACGCAAAGGAAAGGTAACAAAGGGCGATGGTAAAGATGTAGCGCATAAGAAGGCTATATCAAAAGGCGGTAAGAACTCAGGTAATACTAAAGTAGAGTCAGCCGCAAAGAATCGTTCATTTAAAAGGAACTCTAAAGGAAAACTAGTGTCTGAAACTAGTAAACGCGAGCGTAAGAAAAAGTGAAAATAGTCAACGATAGAGCAGTTGTTCTTAAAACCAGACGGCCTCATCTCATTACTGAGAAAGTCAAGAACTATAAAATACTTGCAGAGGACAAAGGGGTTTACAAGATTGTAATTCCTTGGGGTTTAGAAGAGGCCCAAGTACTTGCTGACCTTAAAGTAAAACAGATTAACTCCCCTATGTTTAGGGACTATGAGTTTAACGGTAGGTACAAACCCTTTGCCCATCAGAAAGAGACATCTTCTTTTCTAACGTTAAACAAAAAAGCGTTTTGTTTTAATGAGCAAGGTACAGGTAAAACAGCTTCTGTAATATGGGCAGCAGACTATCTAATAAACGCAGGGCAAGTGAACCGTGTATTAGTTATATGTCCTTTGTCTATTATGAAATCTGCATGGCAAGAAGACTTGTTTAAGTTTGCCATGCACCGTACTTGTTCTGTTGCTCATGGAACTTCTGCAAGAAGAAAGAAGATACTGGAAGCAGGTGCTGAGTTTGTCATTATTAACTTTGACGGTGTAGCTGTAATCAAAGATGAAATAATGAAGGGTGGTTTTAATATGGTGGTGGTCGATGAGGCTAACGCTTACAAGAACGCACAGACCAACCGATGGAAAACCTTACGAGATATAGTTGCGGATGTCCCGTGGCTTTGGATGCTTACAGGTACTCCAGCAGCACAATCACCTGTAGACGCGTTTGGTTTAGCAAAGCTAGTAAACCCAAAGAAAGCACCTAAATATTTCGGGCAGTTTAGAGACCAAGTAATGTACAAGGCTTCCCAGTTTATATGGAAGCCCAAAAGGACAGCAGATAAAATTGTACACGAAGTACTACAACCCGCCATAAGGTTTGAAAAAGACCAATGTTTAGACTTACCTCCGCTTACGTATATAGAACGTGAAGCACCTTTGACTAAACAACAAGCCTCTTACTATAAGTTACTCAAAGAACGCATGATGATGGAAGCGGATGGGGAACAAGTCACCTCTGTCAATGCAGCCACAAACCTCAACAAGCTGCTCCAAATATCAGGAGGTGCGGTCTATTCGGATGATAAAGAAGTCATTGAGTTTGATGTGAGTAACAGACTTAAAGTAGTTAAGGAAGCGATAGATGAGTCTTCCAACAAAGTGCTGGTGTTTGTACCTTTTACTCATACTATAGAACTCCTTAACGAGTTTCTACTTAAGAACAAAATAAGTTGCAAGATAATATCTGGAAAGGTGTCAGTAAACAAACGAAGTGAAATTATTAAAGACTTCCAAGAAACTGATAACGTAGAAGTGCTTATCATACAACCGCAAGCTGCGTCTCACGGACTCACTTTAACCGCTGCTAATACAGTCGTTTGGTATGCCCCAGTAACAAGTGTGGAAACATATCTACAAGCAAATGCTAGAGTAGATAGACCGGGGCAACATAGTCCGATGACGGTTGTACATATACGTGGTAGTGAAGTGGAGACACGTTTGTACAAAATGTTGCAGTCCAACATAAAACATCACCACAAGATAATTGATTTGTACAGACAGGAAATCAATACTTGACAATGTAAAAGTACTTGCTAAACTTATCGTCCCGACTTAATAGGAGGAGCGATGAAAAAGCAAACACCAGATCAACTTGCCGACATCTACATAAAGATGCGAGAAGTTATAAGGAAAAAAGAAGAAGAGATAAAAGATATTAAAGCTCAACAGGAAAAGGTTGAGCAGAAACTACAAACGTTTCTTGAGAAAGAAAACATAGACAGTATAAGAACACCGTATGGAACTGTAACACGCCGAGTGCATACCAGTTTCTGGACTAGCGATTGGGAATCAATGCACGTTTTTCTGAAGGACAATGACGCTTTACATCTACTAGAGAAACGTGTGCATAACTCTAACATGAAAGAGTTTTTAGAATCCAACCCTGACGTTGCACCGCCCGGTCTTCAGACTAATAGAAAGTTTATTGTTTCTGTGCGAAAGCCACCTAAGAAGTGAAAAGGATAAAAACACAACAGGGATGTTTTGTGCATCCGCATACTTATGAACCTTTAAATTCTTTAGAAGTAGTAATTGTAGATAAGGGTGTTTTATCAAGAAACTATTATGGACCAGATGGTGATTTAACGTGTTGGTCCTTTGACTGTGACTTTCCAGACGAAGCCGTTTGGGAGAGTAACAAGCAAGCACAACGTTGTTTAGACTGTAGTAAGAGTATAAAGAACGCAGGTGCTGGAGGGAGGGCCGCTTGTAAATTCTTTACTAAGATTAAAGTAGCTTTTCTTTCTGAAGAATATCTCTACGAAATCAGACTAGGTGCATTGAGTTTGTTTTCAAAAGAAGATAACAGGATGAGTTTATATAAATACGTAACGCATCTTGAGCGCAACCAAGAACATATTGGGAATGTGCTAACCGAAATATATTTTGTACAGCACCGAGATTTTTACAAAATGTTTTTTAAACCAGTTCGACCTTTAGCAGAGGAAGAGCTTGCGAATATACAACAAATGAAAGATACAGAGGAAATTTTTATGTCTAATCAATCTCACATTATAAAGAACGTAACAGCCCGTTACCCACGCTTAGATCAACCGTATAAGTTTGATCGTAAAGCAGGGCCAAACGGTAAAAGCGTTCCATGTGATGCAACTGTACAAGGTGCTAGTTACGATTTAGATTTTGTACTGACTAAAGCACAAGCAAAAGAACTGCACGGATTAATGCAAGACGCGTATACCAACGCAGCGGGACGGGATAAAAGCTGGCCTAAAAAATTAGAAATTAATTTTAAGAAGCATGATGGTGGTACTTTCGTAGGGAAAGCAACTCGTAAAGCATCTTATGATGGCGTTCCAACCTCTCCTCCTGTGCAGTTTGATTCAAAGAACAAACCTTTAGGTTCAGACTTTATGCTTACTACAGGTAGTGTAATAAACATAGCGGTAGATTTTATACCTTATAAGATAGAGGCTTCTGGGGCAACAGGTGTATCTCTTAGGTTGCGGGGTGTACAGGTGCTAGAGTATGTACCTTACAAGGCTCCTTCACCTTTTGATGAAGAGGATGGCTTTACCTCAGATGAGGACTCATCAAATCCTTTTGAGTCGGCTGATGAAGAAGTAGAAGAAAAACCCGAAGCAGACCCTTTTGATGATGACGAGGAAGAAGAAGTTAAGGAACCCGTCAAACGTAAAAAGAAAAAAGATGACGACGATGATGAGGATGACATCGAAGACATCATTGCAAATTGGGGTGATGACGACTAATGAGCTACGGCTATACGACACGTCTCGGTAGTCTGAACAAGCAAGCAGATGGTTCTCTTCTGGGAGTTAAGTTAGGCAGGTTATGTATTAAATACGAAGTACCTGTTATTGACGTAGCTTCCCAGTTGGGAGTCAGCAGACAAACCGTGTACAACTGGTTTATGGGAACCCATGAACCTAAAGAAATACTAACTCCTTTAATACAAGAATTAATAGATGAATTGAAAAAATGACTGATTATGACCTGCTAGATCATGTTGTCCCAAAGGGCGGCATCTATAGTGTGGTCGGCATGAAGGAAGGTAAACCAGTACCAAGGTTTACTGATAGCTTAGAAGAAGCACACGAAATAGCAGATGTTTTTTCAGAGCAAGGTTTAGATGTTTATTTTGCGTTAGGTAAACTTAAAGAAAAAGGGAACAGAAGGGTAGATAATGTAGAGTCACTTGGAGCTATCTGGTTAGATATAGATTGCGGTGGTGACAAAGCAGAAAAGGTAGAAGTATCTACGGGTTTACCACAAGGTTACGCTGATAGGAAAGAGGGCGAAAGAGCACTCGTAAGATTTAGTAAAACTATCGGTTTACCTGAACCAGTAATAGTACATTCAGGGTATGGTTTGCACGTATACTGGGCTTTTACTGAAGAAGTGCCTACAGAAAAATGGCAACCTATAGCAAATAGACTGAAGGACGTCTGCGTTACGCAGAAGTTTTGTGCTGACCCTAGAGTTTTTGACGCTGCACGGATACTACGTGTACCCGGCACCTTTAATCATAAGGGTGATTCTCCTAGAGAAGTAGTGGTTAGAAACCCTAACACTAAACGGTACACACCTGACTCTATACGTGAGTTGCTTGGCGTAGACTCTACTTTAGTAGTGAAGAAAAAGAGTAATACGTTTACACCAAACGCACTGGAAAAACTATTTGACCAGAATACAAACTATAAGTTTTCTAAAATAATAGGCCGTAAAGACCCGTGCCTACAGCTAAAAGACAGCCTTATAAATAGAGATACTATCATAGAGCCACGATGGTTTGATGCGTTGTCTGTAGCTAAGTTCTGTGATGACGGTGCTAAAGCTGTGCATAGTGTATCCATAGGGCATCCCGATTACGACTATGCTGCCGTAGAAAGAAAAATTGTTGGTATAAAAGGACCGCATTCTTGTGAAGAATTTGAAAAGAATAATCCTGACGGTTGTAAAAAATGCGTACATAAAAAGAGTAAAGAAATTAAGGGTCCGTACAACCTAGGTAAAATAGTAAAGAAAGCTGTCAATAGTCCCATTAACAAATTTGAACCCTACTTTAGGGGGCAGAATGGAGGGGTATACAAAAAGGATGGGGACGATGCACAGTTCATATATGACCACGACTTTTATTTGAAGAAACAAATGTGGGATGACGTGGACGGTTACCAATCTGTTTTTGTATTTCATTCTCCACATGATGGCGTGCGTGAGTTTTCCATACCTAACGATGGACTAGAAAAAAGATTATTGATTAGAACTCTTGCAAAGAATGGAGTGGTAGCAGGTATATCAAACCAAGGTTTACTTCACGAGTACGTCACTACTTCAATTAGATTGCAACAACAGGACAAGGCATCAGAAACAATGAGAAGACAATTTGGGTGGGCAGATAACGATACTAAGTTTATCGTTGGAGAAAGAGAAATAACTGTGGACGGGGTGTATCACTCTCCTGCTTCTTCAGTAACCAAAGCGTATGTGGGTTATTGCGAACCAAGAGGCACCCTTGAGAAATGGCAAGAAGTATTTAATTTATATAACAAGAAGGGGCTGGAGGTGCAAGCGTTCGCTGCGCTGTCTGGGTTTGGCTCTCCCTTGTTAAAGATTACAGGACAAAGCGGAGCAGTTATAAGTCTTGTGCATAAGAACGCAGGTACTGGTAAAACTACTGTGCTGCGTATGGCTAATAGCATATACGGACACCCTAAAGAACTGCTTGGTAAATTTAATGATACTCAAGTATCACGTATAAACAAATTAGGCATATTAAATAATGTAGTACATACCGTTGATGAGCTTAGTAACATGGACGGTGAGGGAGTAAGTAACTTTGCTTATGAAATATCACAAGGAAAAGGTAAAGACAAAGGTAGAGCCGACATAAGTGGTAATCGTGAGAACTATACTACGTGGAACAACATAACTTTAACCACAGCTAACTCTCCGTTTTACCAACGTTTGATGGCAAAGAAAGGTTTACCTGAAGGTGAGCTTATGAGGATTATTGAATTTAACGTGGAACATGCGGGTGAAATTATTACCGAGAACGGAAAGGATTTATTTGATAGACAGTTAAATGAAAACTACGGGCACGCTATTGTACCTTTTATACAATATATAATAGCAAACCCCGAAAAGGTTAAGAAGAAAGTAATAATGGTGCAAAACAAAATAGATAAAGAATTGCGTTTGACACCACGAGAAAGGAATTGGTCAGCCATTATTGCAGCTAACATAGCAGGTGGGTTGATTGCAAATCAATTAGGGATAATAAAATTTAACATGAAGCGCATCTACAAAAAAGCTGCTGAACTTATACAAGTATTAAGGGAAGAAACTACAGCACCTGTGGATTCTTATGTATCCGTGCTTGGCGCTTTTATCGTAGACAATTTTAATAAGTTGTTAATAGTGAATGGTGAGGTAGACCAACGCAGTCAGAAACAAGCCTCACCTCTCCTAGAACCTAAATGGGGCGAATTAGTTTTACGTTACGAACCTGATACAAAAAAATTATTTATACCTGTAAAAAAATTGCGGGATACGTTAGACAAAGATTACACAGACTATAAAGCCTTTATAAAAGATTTAGGTACGCGTGGTATATACATAGAAACTGTAAATAAAAGAATGTCAAAAGGTATGGCGTTTACAGCACCTGCACAAAGATGCGTGGTGTTTGATACAGCTCATTCTGAATTTATAGATATGGAAAAGGTAGTAGAGAAAGTTAAAGAAGATGCAGATAGAGAAGGTGGAATACCAGATCAACTGGAAAAAATTTAAACAGGGGTGGTCGTTTTTTATCCCGTGTTTAAAACCAGTAGAAGCTAAACAGATTTTATTGGCGGAAGCTAAAAGACTTAAGTACGAAGTGACTACTAAAATAACAGTAGAAGACGGAGTGCGGGGTGTACGCATGTGGAGAGTTAGCTGATACCACCGTAGTAATTTACATCTGATAAACTGCGGAAAAGAGGATCAAGGTTTTGCCTAAAGTTACGGTTAAAACGTATACCTGCTATGTACTCTCGTTCCGCTGCTCGACGTGCTTTGTACGAGCGTATAAGTGTGTCACCTGTTATTAACCTAGGGTAAAGCCTTCTAAAATTAGTTATACGTTCATCTGTGCGCCTACGTAGTTCTCTGTCACCAGTAGTAACTGCTAAGTAACGCGCTTGCAATAGCTCAGAACGTTTTCTCATTACTCTGTTTTCATATTGTTTAGCAAGTGCCCGTGTTTCATAAGTAAAAGATACATTAGCAGGAGTAAATCCAAACGCTTGCATGTACAGATTATAAGCATTTAAATCTTGAACTATGGGACGACCATCTTTTGTTCTAGCGCCCTCTTCTAAGAAACGCATAGTTTTAATACCGTTGCGTAGAAAACTAGGTGATAAACGTTCAAAGCCTCTGTCCAAATCTCCCTCTATTATTTCATTAAGTGCAAGCCCTAAATTTTCAGGAGCATCTGCAACGTAACTTCCCATAGGGCCAAGCATTTGAAGAATCATAGAATTCATGTAACCAAACTTTTCTATTTCATAAGGGTCTTCTCTAAACCCTATACCGTTTGCAATACTAGCTCTTCCTGATACTTCGATATTTAGGAAACTGTTAGTTGGGCCTTTAAGGATTAATTCAGATAAACCCATTTCTTGCAGAGCTTGACGAGTGTTGAATGGTGCATCTTCTTCATCATCAAATACATCAAATATACGTGCAACCATGTTAATTAACGTTGCAGTTAACCCAAAAAGGGGTAATCCGTACATCCCACCTATGGCGTAACTCATGCCATACATAAGAGCTAATTGTTTAAGAGCTGCCTTCTTTGTTTTTGCATCTTGACCTTTTACTGATTCATAAAACGCCCGTCCTGTAACGTACGTGCTTTGCCAGATAAAACCTTTAAACGTCAACATGACACGGCCTATATCATTCTGCATCCATTTAGGTGCAGTCGTCGCCATGCCTGAAGTGTTTACATCTTTTACTATTTTAAGTGCGTAATTGGCCGCATCTTGTTCAGACATACCATCAGCGCGTGCTAAGTCGTATGCCATTACTCCAGTAGTAGCACGGTTATAGCGTTCCGTTGCAGATATAGGTTTAGAAAGAAAACTAAGTAGTTTAGCTGTGCCAGTTCTATACTGTTCAGTAGTTTGTCTAGCTCCTTCTAAGACTTCTCTTTCTAAAGTATGTCGTAGTTGAGCATGATCGCTTAGTGTTTTATATAGAGTTTGATACTTAGGATCAGAACCCCAGTCAGAGTTTATAGCTACTCCCCCTGCTGTCTTGAGTGCAGCGGCTGCTTTCACAGTGCCAAATCGCCCTGCAAGTATAGGATAGGACATCAAAGGAACGGAGCTTAAGTTAACTAAGGCAGAAGATATGTTACCTGCCATGTACATAAAGTAACTGCCACTAGTAGCTTTGGAAGCTATCAGTCCGTAAGTAGGGTTTAAAGTAAAATCTTCTCTTGATGATATGTTCTTGGCAACTGATTGTATGGTTAATTCCGTAGGGTCTGAAGGAGACCTTTGTTTTCTGTTGCCATAATCTGCTGCTTGACTTCTTACTCTGTTAAACCCTTGTTGTATCTTACCGTTATATTCTATATCTGCTAGTTTACGTGACCACTTAACCATTGTGTCTCCGTATACACGCAGCACATCTTCAGATGGTCCTAATACGTCTTCAGAACTTCTAAAACTTTGCATTACAGAAGATTCTGGAAACAAATCTACATACGCTTCGTATACATCTGTGGCTAAAATGTCACCCTGTTTGTCGTCTAAACCCAAATCTTTTGCGCTGTCTTTAACGGCTTGCATTGCATCTGCAACGAAACCTTCCGGTGGTAAGGTCTTACGTGCTAAATCTTGTATACTATTTACAGTGAAGTATTCATTTTTATTTAAATCTGCATCGCGTTTTCTTTTACGTAAGGCTTCTTTTTCTTCTTCCGTAGTAGCTTTTTCTAAGTCAGCTTGTATATCAAAGCGTTTAGTTAACCCTCGCGCCTTTATCTCTTCGTTTCTTTTTGATTGAGACTCAAATGCAACTACAGTTTTCTTCCCTGTGTCTTTGTCTTTATAAACCAGTACAAACTCTCCATACCTACGAGAAGGTATGTACCCTGCTATAGGGGGAGCTTCATCAAATTTCTTTTCTATTTCTTGCCTTAGTTGTGGGTTTGATATACTAGACAACACTACATCTATATAATCGTTGTACATTTTATCAAAATCAGTACGCATAATTTTGTACATGTTCTGTACAGATTTGCCGCCTTCCATTTTTCCTATCCTTTCAAAAGCAGCTTTTCCTTTATTGTAGGCTTTTAATTGTTCTTCTACTTTAGCTTTTGCCTTATCACTTGTTATATTAGAAGCGTTAGGGTTAGGAGGAGGTTTAAATATATCTACCCGTGCAAGTCTCATCTCCATAGCCATTTTACCCATTGCTTCGTAAGCAGCTTTGAACTTGTGGGCTATGATATGGAAATCGTTATACTTTTTGTTAACCGCTTCTATTCTTCTTTCTTGATCTGCTTGACGCATCTCGGTGTTATCTATAATTTCTTTAATACCGGGTAACTCTTTTTTGTACAGGTCAAACAAATTATCCAGACGTGCTGCACCTGATAAAATACCTTTTAACTTCCCTGCCTCTGGTCCTTTTATATTTTCCATTGCTTCTTTCAAACGACGAGCGCGGTAAGGAGGGAACTTAGCTAACTCTTCTTTAAAAGCTACATCTGGATTCTTATTACCAAGGAATACACTTTCCGCAGAAGAAGGTTCTATGGAGGGCCGTGCAGTTAGTATATCGTTTAAAAACTTAAGGGACTTGTCGTATGCACTTTGCCCTTTACGTATACCAAGAAAATTCAGAATAGTTTCTACTATAGTATCCCAAAGAGATTTACTCTTAGGTGCTTTTATTTCTTTAAGTAAATTTTGAAACTCAGAGTTACCTACTAATTCTGCAACGAACTCATAAAGATCAGTGCCTCCATACGCATCTCCCATTTGAGTCTTTATAGTTTCGTAATAGTTAAAAAGTTGTTTTACTTCTTTAGACTCACGGTTAGCTAAGATTTTATCTAGGGCAGCGTGAGAAAGTTCATGGAATACAGTTTCTTTGTTAAGCCCACGTTCTGGGTCTAAAGCGATTACTTTTTCATCATAGTAGTAACGCCCTGTTTCTTCTGGGTCAGAAAAAGATTCCAAACGTATCTTAACGCCTGTAGCCATCTCACGTAGTTTACGGATGATGGGTCTTATTTCTTTAGGCTCTGAGTCTATAATTGCTTTAATAGTTTGATTAAGGTTACCTGTCCGAGCTGCTTCTGCTATTACAGGGTCTACGCTAGTATCAGGAAAAGCCTTTCTTGATCTGGACGATGCAGTTGCTGTATAAGGTTTTTCAAGTTTCCCTTCTATAAATTTATCAAAGTATGGGAGTACTGTTGCTTGACCTCCCTTTTCTACAAATTCTTTTTGAGCTTGCTCTAAATTTTCAAGGCGTTCTTCTGTCGCTTCCGCGTCTAGTCGTTCTTGTTCTATCCGTGCTTTTTCTATTTGTGCTTTCTTTTCTGCTAAAACTAATTCTTGTAACGTTTTTCTTTCTTTTATAAATTCAATATCCCATTCTTTTGCTCTGTCACTAGGGTAATCTACTAATGATTTATCCTTATATCTTTCAGTCATTACCTTGTTTGCATGTTCTATAGCTTGTTGTTTAAGAACATCTTCTTCCGCCGCAGTAAGCACTCCTTCCACTTGCCTTTCAAGTTCTTCTATATCAGCACTTGTATCTTCTTCAGCCTCCGCTACTACATCTGCAAGTGCTGTACCTCCTTGAAGTTCATCTACAACTTCCTCTATTGAATAGCCTAGCTCTCTTACCGCTAATACTTCTATACCCCCTCTTCTAACACGTCGTCCAAGTGCTTTCTCTAATTTTTCTACAATTTCATCTGTTTCTAGCCTTCTTTGTTCCGTTGCTTCTTCATCTGCTTCTCTGTCTTTTTTTATTTGTTCTTCTCTGGCTTTCTTTTTGTCAGCTAACTGTTCACTTCTAGCAGCGTTTATAATGTCTTCTCTATATTCTTTTCTAAATCTTGCTACTAATCTTGCAAACTCTTCTTTTACTTCAGGACTAAGTTCCGAATCAAAGTAAACCCAACTAGCCGCATTCTGTACATCTTCTGCTTTTAAATCAGTGCGCGTTATTGTGCCCCTCTTTAACCCAACATCAAAATTTTTAATTGCGTCGTTTAAATTTTTTTCTGGTATTCTTCCTTGTATACCTGCACTGGGCAATGGCGGACTGGGAGGATTGGCATCTATATCTTCTTTAATAGTAGTAGGTTGGAGGTCTTCCACCATGCTGTCTGGATTAGTAGCAAGGTCGTACGCTATTTCATAAAGACCTGCTTTTGGGGTATCTTTAGCCACCGGAAGTTTAAAATATTTACCCGCAGCTATTGCTTTTTTTCCAGAAGGTTTTTCTTTTCTTACATCTTTTAAAGCAGCTAAACTATTTTCTTCGTTAGCGTCAAAACTTTTTAACTCTCCTTGTATTGTTTCTATTATGCTTTCTTCTGTAGCTAGTTCCTGTATTGGTTTTACTGGATCATCAGCTTCTGCTCTTTTCCCTGTAGCTATACCTCTAGCACCTAAAGTAAATATTTTTTCTTGGGCTTTCCTCATGCCAGCCCGCGCTGTTGTTATTGCTTCTAGTGTTTCTACAGGTACGTTAGGAAATTCTTTTTTAACAGCTTCGCTTAGAGGTATCCCTTTGGCTATTGCTTTTTGTTCTGCTTCAACAAACTTTATAAAGTTAGATTTTTTCTTTTTTCCTGTTTGTTTTCTTCCAGAAGGATATACATAATCTTTTCTTGGTTCATACTCCCCTTTTGCTAAAGCGTTTCTAACTGCCTTATCGTGTGTTGTAGTGGCTTGGCCTTCTTCTTCCTGTATAGCTGCATGTTTTCTTCTAAATTCTCTTTTTTGGTCTTTAGTAAGTTTAAAGTTAAGCACATTATCAAGAGAATCTACACCTCTCTCGGTACTAGCCGTTTTAAGGTAAGATCGCTTGTCTTTGTCTGGTTTAGTTTCAAGTTCTTTAAAAAACTTATTCATCGCTGCTCGCTGGTCAGCAGATAAAGCGAATTCATCTATTATTTCAAAATCTGCTTCTTCTTGAGGCTCTAGTTCTTTCCGTCTTTCTTCAGCACGTTTTTGTGTTTCTGGTCCTAGTCGCCCTGCTAACGCATCTTCTTCTGCTTGTCTTCTACCTTCTACAAAATTTATTCCATCAGACGTAAGTGTTCGTTCAGCCAGTTGTTGTAACTCTGGCCCACGCATTCCATCTAGTACGTCCTCTACGTATGCTTGATCTCTTGGGCTTGCGTCGGGTCTAGCCCCCAGTTTTATTTGCTCTTCGGCAGCTCTTAATCTTTGCTCTCCTGCATATCTTTCTGGGTCAGCAAACTCCCCCGATGCTCTATCTTCAGCTTCTCTGACTCTTCTTTGGTATTCTTGTTCTACTTTGCGGCTGTCTATATCTACTTCTAGTTCGGCTGCTATAGCCGCTTTTACCCTAGACGCTTGCTTTTCTTCTTCCTGTATAGACTCTTCGTAAGGCTTAAGGAACTCATCTATTTCAGCTTGTGTAGCTTTTCTTTTTTCACGCTCAGTTTCTTCTTCTTGTGCAGTCTTTGTTTGTTCTTCCGCTAAAGTAGCTAGGCGTTCTTCTACTTCCGCAAGCCTTGTGCCTCTTGGTTTTATTGCATCTGAACCGACTGAACTTATAGCTCCAACAGGCGCACCGACTGCACCTTCTAAAGTAGCAGCTCCTGTCACACCTCTGAATGTAGGTACGTCAAACCCTTCTCGTTGCAAGGCTACGTTACGAGTGAACTGTTCTTGTCCACCCTGTAGAGCTTCAGGCAATGCTTCTTTTAATGCTGTGCGAGATGCTTCTTTTATAATCCCTGCTTTAGTTGCGTTCTTTAGCCCTGTTTCAGATACATCGCCCGCTAACCTTTGGCCCACCGCACGGGTAAGTATTTTTGGTTCTAGTCCCACTCTTGCAGCTAACGCACCAAGGAATCCACCAAATGCAATGTTATCTAGGTTTTCTCCACCGTACGCTTGTGCTTCCTGTGCAGCTTCTTTGGCTTGTCCTTCAGGTACACCTGCGTCTACTAATTCTTGAAAAACAGCATCGTAAGCAGCATCTTTAGTAATACCAACTCCGGTGAGTACACCTACCCCAGTAGCCACACCCAAAGCAGGTAGGCCCGCTACACTACCTAGTACACCTGCTACTAACGTAGGTCCAGACGTACCAAACGCATTAGCTATTAAATCTACAGGAGCAACGGTTAAGGCTTGTAAACCTGCCATGACTTGGGCACCCATGCCCTTATTCTCTGCTTCTTCCATGATGCGTGCTATTTCTTCTTGGTCGCGTTTGGATTGAGCAGAAAGCAAGCTATCTAGGGTGTCTTCTACACCACTTAGAGTACGGGATACAGGGTTATCTGCCCCAAAAACATCGGTAAGAAAACGAGTGCCTGTAACAACTCCTTTACCCAATTGAATAGGTACGTCAAGAGCCTCTCTCGTAAACGACCTTTCTCTTGCATCAGGTAACGGACGATTTGTAGAAGGCGTAGGAGGGGTTGCAAGGGACGGTATAGGCGCAGGTGTAGTGGGTGCAGTAGCAATATCAGGAAACTTACTAGCAATTAACCCCTTTATTTCTTCTCTGGGCATAGTATCAGGGAAGTTAACTAATGCCCCATCTGGCATCCTAACTACAGGCATAACATTCCCTTACTCTTGAGGTCGAAAATAATCCGCAGCTTCTTCTACTAAGGGACCACCGCCCATATTAGGCATTTGCATCCCACTTATTAACCTTCTTATAGACTCTCTTAAAACTTCAGGATCAAATTCGTCTTTTTCCATTTGTTCTGCTACACCAGCTCTAATCATGTCAGCATAAGGTAACACTGAAGCATATAAATCGTATTGCGCCAGTAACTGGTTTGTTTCTAATGCTTCTCTATCCACGTCTATTCTTTCACGCATAGCATCCATTTCTTGTTGCTGGAAGTCTCTAGCCATTTGGTTAGCTATTAGCTGAGTACCTTCTTGTCCTCTAGCAGCGCCACCTGCCATGCCTAATGTTTGAAACGCACTATAAAGATCGTTAGCTCGGTCAGAGGACAGGGCTGAACCAAGACGACTTAGAATACCCCCTTTGTCTTCCTGTGCCCCTCTCTCCTGCATCCTTCTACGTGTGTTTTCAGCAGCTTCGCTAGTGCGTTTTGCAAAATCTTCTTCAGAAGCTGTGACTTGTTCTTGCATAGCTTCGTACACATTAGGTAAGTCTCGTTGTAAACGCTGCATATCTGTAAGTGCTTCAGGGGCTTGTGCGGTTGTTTCGTCGCTACCAAGAAGACTGGCTAAACCTGCCGCGCCTAATCCTACTCCCGCACCTGAACGTACAGTTTGTAAAGGGCTAAAAACTCTAGGAGCAACTAATGGACCTCGTGCAGGAGCATCTGGTAATAGCTTACCGCTTTTATCTCTACCTCTTGATACTTTACCCCGTGGTTTCATAGCTTCTTTCATACTCACGGTTTTACCTAAACCGGGGTCACGTACCCCAATCCTAGGGTCAGGATTACGTTTAGTAAACGGGCTAGATAATACATTACGTGTCTTACTACCTGCGCCAAACACACCACCCGGACCAAAGCTACCTTTCAAAGCTGCTAATCCTCTAGGTGCATATTTAGCCGCACCCGCCCCTAGGCGACCTAATGCAAATAAACCACCACCGGGTACAAACATAAGTCCCGCACTTAATAGTAGCCCCGGATTCTCAGCAGCAAAATTGTATATTTGAGATAACTTACCTTCATCTTTAACTATGGACTCAATAGGTACTCCTTGTTCACCACCCTCTAGCTCTACTAAATCTCCTTCTTGGAAACCTCTAACTTCACCACCTTCGTTAAATAAGCCACGTATGTAGTCCACAATTTCACCAAAGTCATCTCTAATGTTAGTAAAAAGATTATTGCCTCTGGTTGATTCAGGGACAGCAACCTTGTTCGTGTTTATGTCAGGCACATTTTTGCTCATAGCATAACGGGCCGCTGAATCTGCCAAACCCGGAAAGGCTTTGTCCATACGTTGTGCAGGGCTATCCATGCCGCCCGCAGGTATAAACTCTTGATTAGTATTGATGCCCGCAAGGTTAGTAGCGGGGTCGGCTGCATTAATCATGCTTTGATTATTAGCCATCATCTTTAAAAAATTACTAGCGCGGTTCGCTGCTTCTTCCTGTCTTCTACCTATAGATTGAAGATAACCTACTCCACCAGCAGCTTGTTCCTCTGGTGTATATTGGTCTTTGGCATCGCCCGCTGCAATTAGTTGTTCTTGAAGCCGTGCAGGAGCTAATAGTTTATCTTGCGCTTGAGCTACTAAAAGAGCGTCAGGTATGTTCGGCTCATACATAGTCCCTTCTTTTACCTGTCTTGGGTAGGACGCTGTTTCTCTAGCTCTTTGTTCTTCACGCTTAAGCCTACGTTGTCTTTCCGTATAGCTTTCAGGTGCGGTAGTAGATATAGTCCTACCACCTCCAAATACCATATCTCGTCTACGACTTTCTTTTTCCAAATCGCCCATTATTTTACGTACATAAGGTTCAGTTATGCCAGATTTAGGTAGTTTTTCATAGTCTCTGTTAGCAGCTAAAAATCTATCAGCGTTAGCTGCCCCTGCATTGTACGCAATAAGAGCTGCTTCAATATCTCCATCGTATCGGTCAATCATGGCTTGAAGATATTCTCTAGCAAATGACCTACTAGCCTCTGGATCAAAAAGATCGCCTGTAAAAGGAGTTACACCAAACCCCGGTTGTGCCGCAGTTGAAGGTCTAATTTGGTACGCACCTAACTCGCCCACCCTACCAACTGCATCAGGGTTACCTCTGCTTTCCGCTATCATCAAAGCGTTAAGAAGGTTCTCCATATCTATATCATCTGCTCGTACTAAACCACGGTTAGCAAAACCAACAACACCACCCTGTGCTTTATCCACTACACCACGACCCATAAGAACGTCTTTTTGTGTAACTTTTCCATCTCCACTTAGGTCTGGAAAGCCACCTTCCTTGAGTGCAACAATCCCACCGTCTGCCATACGCATAGGAGCCTGTTGCATACCCGGTTGCATACCGGGCTGCATACCCATTGCCTTACGCATCTGGGCTGCTTGCATTTGTTTACCACGTTGTTGAAGCCCCGGACGTGCGGTTGCAAGGGCTTGTTGTTGTCCTAAACCACCTAAACCCATGAGTTTCTTATCTATGACACTAGGACCAACTGCTCCAGTACCCATCAACTTTGCACGTTGGTCTTCTTGTACGGTTTTTTCTAAGTTTTCTAGGGCAATACCAACAAGTAACTTAGGGTTCTGTTGCTGCATTTTTTGCAACGCAGGTAATCCCATGCCTTCATAAGTATCAACTTCTTCTTGAATGTTATTTATCATGGTTTATACCTTTAAAAGAAATCTTTAAATATAGCGTCTTCACCGCCAAAAAATAATTGCCCAGCAACCCCTGCTAAACCTAAATCACTTAGGAATTGACTTAAACCACTAGGTTCGATGTAGTCACGAGTAACTGCTTCTATGGGTAGTCCTTGTAATAGAGACTGCATGTACTGTACTTTTTTGAAGGGGTCGTCTCGCTCTTCTTTAAACTGTGCATAATCAGCAGCTACGCCTTGTTGCTCTATAGCTCGTTGTTCTCTACCACCCATCTGTTGAGCACGCAAAGCATCTAAACCATACTTCCGTTCGTCCCCAAACAACTGAGCAGCTTTGTCATAAGCTGTCTGGTAACCCTGTGCTGTAATATCACCAATCCTGTCTAATGCACGATTTTGTAAACCCGCTTCAGCTACAGCTTGTCGTCCACCTCCATATCCCCCTGCTTTAGCGTATTGACTTTGTAATTCTTGTTGCGCTTTTGCTGTTTCTTCCTGTACCCGTCTTATTGTCGGATTAAGCGCAGCCTCAAGATAGGGGTTCATGTACTGTTGCACAATACTTGTAGGTGATGTTGTTAACTCAGGGGCTGTACCATCTGTAGGTAAACTGTAAGCCGCTCCAGTAAAAGAACCTGCTCCACTGGCAGCGGGAAGTGCAAGAGAACCAAGACCACTAAATGCCTGACTTTGTAATGCAGAAGGGCCAGCAGTTAACGGCCCTGTATACGCTTGATAAGGTGTGGCAGCAAGAGCTTGCCCTTTGCCTAACATCTCGGTTACATAGGGGGCAGCGTAAGGGGATATTGATTCCGTTGCTGCTGTTTCTGATCCTACTGCTGATCCATTACTCATGGCTGTCTCCTATGCTGGCATCATCTTGGTAGGGTCTATCTCTGGACCTTGTTTAGTAGTCCCAGTGCGTTCATCGCGTACCCTATCCATCATTGAGTATAATTGTTTTGCTCCTGCATCGGAATTGCCATTACCTAAATGACTAACGACATCCGCAGGGATTACAAATTCACCATCGCTTAATGCGGCTGGCTGTGTTCCATCTATTGTTGCAGGAATAAGGTCAGCCATACCGTCCGTAGGCCCACCTAAATAGTATCCTTGAGTCATGCCACCCTGTGCATATTCAGTTATGCCTAGCATAGCAGCCATATCATCTTTAGAAAACTGAGGGTTAGCCGCTAAAAATGCTTCTGCGGCATCAGCATCATCTTTAGTTACTGTTTTAGTAGCTCCCACAAAACCAAGGTCTTTAAGAAATTCATACAAAGCTGCATCATCGGCAGGGGTAGGAGCAGTGTAGTTAGCGACAGCTTGTAAATCATTTGCTGTAACACCTAAAGCACTAGCTATATCTCCCATATCAAATCCAGAGCTTGCAAAAGCATCTATATCATCTTTAGTAATATCCTTTTGAGTGCTAAAGCCTTGATCTAAAAGGTATTGTTGCAATGCTGTAGGTCCAGTGCCCGGTGCTTTTGTTACAGTTGTAGTAGCTTGAGTAGGTTCAAAATTATAAATTTGATTTAAAACATCTTGACTAGTACCCAAAGCACCAGCTATATCGTCTAACGAAAAAGCGCTTTGACCCTTAAAAGCTGTTATATCATCTTTAGTTATTGATTTAGCTGAAGTGCCATACCCAAGCGAATTTAAAAAATCTTTTAAAGGGTCTGCTACTGTAGTTGTAGTAGCTTGAGTAGGTTCAAAGTTATAAATTTGGTTTAAAACGTCTTCACTAGTACCCAAAGCACCAGCTATATCGTCTAACGAAAAAGATTCTTGTCCTTTAAAAGCCGCTACATCATCTTTAGTTATTGATTTAGCTGAAGTGCCATACCCAAGCGAACTTAAGTAGTCCTTTAAAGGGTCTGCTACAACTTCAGTAGTATAGACAGTTTCAGTTGTAGGCGTGGTAGCAACAGCGTTTGATCCTGTAGCCGCGCTTCCTTCACCCCCACCTCCACCAAAAATTGACGAGAAAGAGTTAAAAAGATTAGATAAAGTATCTGCGTCATAGAAGGGCGATCTTTGTTGAGTTTGGTCTACAGTGTCTGATTCAACAGGCAATGTAACGGGTTGACTTACAGAGGGTTGACTTACAGAAGGTTGACCTACAGAGGGTTGCCCAACAGGACCACCAAACTGCGGTAGTAAGTCTCTTTCGTACGTATACTTTGGTATTTGTATTTCACTAGACGTTAG